TGCGTCAGTGAGCACGCTTGACGAAATCGAAATGTTCATCGCGTATGCACACTCCAGATCGCGTCTGCGACTTTCTCGTGATCGAAATTACCGATCACGACGTCAGCTTCACTGCACATAACGAGCCGATCAAGCTTGCCGTGCTTGCGCGCGACGTGCTTGGGATCGAGGATGACGACGAACTGTTCTTGTTTGTGGGGGCCGACAAGATACGGCATCATCGCATCGACATAGATGATGTACCGGCAGAAACTCGTCTTCGCCAGTCGTTCACATGTGATTTCTTGCAGGCGTGGGCTGTCGAAATGCGGCGTCGCGTGCTTGACTTCCCACCACGATGTTTTGTTGCAGACGTTGAACGTAAAATCAGGCGTGCCGCCCTTACGCACGTCTTGAATGGGCACGATGAGCGGCACGTATGTCGCGCGTGGTACTTCAAGCACGTCGAATAAGTCTTGTTTGAGCGGTGTTTCTCGTTTCGCGATTCTCACGATTGCACGCTCTGTGACATGCGAATCAAGCCGCGGGCGTCAGCGGTGTAATAGAAAATCTGCAGTCCGAGGGCGAGCGCGATGCTCAATTCAAGCGTCGCACCCTTCGACGCCGGATAGCCTGCGAGCAGGATGATCGCGTCGCAGTCGAGCAGCAATCGGATGTCTTCTTTGAGATGATCGGCCCATGACTTGTTCGTGTCGTTCTCGGACTCTTTCTCGTGAGGCGAAACGATTGTCAGGCCTTCTGATCGGAGCAGCGTGCATGCGAGCGTGAACGCTGGGAAGTTGTATTGCGGGTAGCCCGTCATTGGGCCAGACAGATAGTATTTCACGTCACGCCTCGTCGTTGGGATCGTTGAAGATGAACTCAAGACACGGAAACGTCAAAATCGCGCCATTCTCAAAATGAATGACGACAAACGGATCGCCCTCTTCATCTGCGTCAGACTGTGTGATATCGACGACGCGTAACCCGATGCAGCCGCCAATGACTTCACGAATGTTCTTGTAATCGCCGTCTGGCACGCTCACAAGTCTTCTGCCGTCATGACGCGCGTTTCGTGCAATGGCTCAGCATCCGTCCACTTGATCGTCGTTGGCGTCAGTTCAGCCGGTAGATTCGCGCTGTGGATCGCTTGCTGCATCGCGTCGCTGACGCTTGACGCTTCTGCGACGAGCACGACACATTCTTGCCGCATGATGCGCATGAGCTTGACCCGATACGATTTCATGGGGTTTCTCTCGTGAGTCGCTGACTCTAACAGCGGTATAAATCTGGGTCAAGCACTTATTTCGCTTCAGCCCAACTTTTCCCTGTCCCGACTTCCCACAAGATCGGCACGGCAAGATCGAACGACTGCTCGTTCAACAGCGCACTGATCTTGTTCGCGGTTTCGACGTCAGGCACGTCGCCGCAGATTTCATCGTGAATCGTCATGCGCATCGTGAACCCAAGCTCTTTGCGCATCTTGTAAAGCTCGACGAGCTTTGTTTTCATGATGTCAGCCGCGCTGCCTTGAATCACGGCGTTCAGTGCTTTGTGGATCTTGAAATCGTTGGGGAAACGTGAGCGACGCCCGAGCATCGTTTTCACATATCCGCGATGCTTGAACTTGCGATGCAGTTCGTCAGCCGGATTGCACCACTTGTTACAGCTAGACATCGCCAAGTGCATGGCGCGTCGCAACAAGGGTTTGACTTCTGGCATCTCACGCGCGTAGATCGCATCGACTTCACGTGCAGGCGCGAGACGCGGATCGCTCGACTGCGTTTCAGCCGCCGTGATTTGATTGCCTTCGTCTTCTGTAATGAATCCCATCATGACGGCGGTCTTGACGATACCGCCGCCATAGATGCGCATGAAATTGAAATTCTTCATGCCTGAATACGACAGATCAGGCTTGCGCGGCTGCATGATCGCATACATGAACTTGTGAAAGTTCATGTCCGGTTTCTTCTTGTAAGCGTCGAGCACGCGCTTATTTTGCGCACGACTCGCGAACAAGCGGTATTCGATCTGTGCCGCGTCACCGGCGAGAAATAGACCGCTGCCCGCGATGTAGAGTTCACGCGGGAAATAGTCGTCACCAAAATCACGCGTGTGATTGTCGTGATTCGGCACTTGCTGAATGTAGGGCGCAGAGAATCGTCCGCTGACGGTACCGCGTTTTCCCTTGTCATCGTCGATACGTAGTTGATGAAGCTCGAATCGCAGAATGCCATTGTGATCAATCACGCTGGGATACGCGTTGAACACTTTGCTTCGCAGTGAATCAAGCTGGGCGGCGAATCGCGCTTTGACCACCGTCGGATGCGTCATGCGTGCGAGCAGCGCATCTTTCGGGCGCTTCGCTTTGAACTCGGGAACTGCGAGTGCAAACCGCTCGAAAAGACGCTGCCACGACTGCGCGCTATCATCGAACGTGAAACCGGCCTCGGACGAAATCTCTTTGATGAGCCGGAAGTAATGTGCTTCTGACGCGTCTGACATGCGCTTGAATAGCTCCATGTCGAGCGGCGCGCCGTTCTTTTCCATCTCGCAGACGATCGGGATCACGGCGTCTTCAAGCGCGCGAACTTTTTGGAGTTCTTGTTCGTCGAGGAGCGGCCACATGGCAGCTTTGAGTTCTGCTACCGTATTAACGTCACCCTCAGCGCGGACGGCGACTTCTGCGGGCGTGTAATGCGCCATGCGGGTCGGGTCGAGATCCATCCCGGCTTTCTCACGACCGAGGAAATCTTTCGCCAGTTCGTTCAGTGCGAAGCGTTTACGATGATCGTCGAGCAGCGCCGCGTAGTGCATGACGTCGCTGAACTCGCAGCCAAGCTCTGTGAGATCGGCGCCCCACTCGCGCGACATGTGGATATCGAATTTGATGTTGGCGTTCGTGATGCGCTTACGTTTGACTTGTTCGTTGAACCAACGACGCATCACATTTTCGTCGAGGTTATCAGGACTGCCCTGATGGCCCCACGGGAAATACTTGCTGCGTCCGTTCCAGCGAACAGCCGCGCCAATGGGCTTGTCTTTGCCGTTGAGCCATTCAAGCCCGTTAGTCTCAAAGTCAATTTCGAGGTCATTGACGTTATCAAGAATCGGTGGATCTTCACGTCGCCACGTCTCGCGCGGTACCGGCTGTTCGCCCAAGAATTGGATCAGCGACGTCGCTTTCGGCGTTTCATCGACTTCAGGGAACGGCGGCACCATCACGAGCAATGCGTCACGATGTTCGCGCAGTAAGTCGCGTTCTTCATCGGTCAGCGTGCTCGATTTCGTCACCATCAATTTGCCGCGCTTGTCGTAAATCGCATGCTCGTTTGCGGCCAGTCGCGCAATCACGTCAGCAGGCGTCAACTTCGGCACAACGCGCTCTAACGTCTCTGACGCTTGCTGCGCGATCATCTTCAGCAGATCCGTGTTGATGACAGGCGCGTTGATGTTGACGTGGAGTTCTTGCACCGTGGTGTCAAAACTTTGACTATTGATGAAGTCGAGCGCAGACGGTACAGCGGGCTCGACGATGCGCGGGGCGGGTTCTATGACGTCTACAGCGTCGAGCGTCGTTGGATCGAAGCTGACGTCGCTGTCGCCCGGTTCGCTCGTCTCAGCGTCGTCAGTGACGTCAGACACGCGCTCGGGCGTGACAAGCTCGACAGGCAAATCCTCTGGTAACACAAGCGTGCCTGATTTCTTCACTTCATAGAACGTCTCGCCCTCGCCTTGCTTGCCGAGGCCGTTACTCGCACTCAAGCGATCTTTCTGCTTGCATACATCGTATTTGCCGTCAGCGATGGCCGCAAGACGCTCGTTGAGCGGATACAGACGACTGCCAATGTTGATAATGAAGACGCCGCCAGGCTTCAACGCGCGCATCGTGCGATGAATCAACGGCGCGTAGAAGCCGGCGCACCACGCATCGAACGTCGCATAGCGGTTGCCACTGCTCGTCTGCTCACCAGGCGCATACCATTCAGTGTCGTAATACGGCGGTGACGTCATCGCGAAATCGAACGTCTCGGCAGGTAGCGTGACATCCTCGAAGGGCGATGGATGTATCGTGGCGTTGAACGTGCTACGAAATGACTGGATGAACGCGAGTAGTTGTGTGAGTCCCGCGACAGTTTTTGTGGAGGGCTCGCAACACGTGTAAGAGTTAACGACAGCGGAGAATCCGAGCATGCGACCGCCCCAGCCGGCACAGGGATCGAGCACATGACAATGCTTGTTAAGGCCGTATTCTTTGGCGAGATCACGAGCCACATGTGGTGGAAACTCCTGCACGTATGACGTGCCCTGCACGCCCATGCCGATCGACGCGTAGAGCAAGTCTTTCGTGTTGCCTTTCTTCTTGTTCAGCAGCACGACACGTGCGAGTCCACGCACGAAGCCGGGATCTTTCAACGCTTGATACAGACTGATCGGGAAACGCTTCGTGCCGGTGTCGAGACGATGCGGATTGAACATCAATGAGATGCGTTGTCCGCTGCGTTCACCGGCACACAGATTCGCGTATTCGACCACAGCGTCAAATCGATTCGTCAACAGCGCGGCAAACTGCGGCACGCTGATGTCTTTTAGCTGGGTATGCAACGCAAGCGCGAGCGCGTCACGCGAGATGTCGGCGCCTGAGACCGCGGTGATCTCGTCGCCAAAGAGGTTGGTATCGGTGTCGAGTGCGACGGTATCGGTCATGAACTCAAACCAGAAATTTGTCTACGCAAGCTTGCTGCTCGTTTTTCAAGTCGAGCGAGTCGATCCTGTGGCGTCATAGGCAAAGATTGCCTCACGCTTGAAAACAGTAGTTGAATGTTTTCACTTGCCGCGCTGCGTACCAGACTACGCGCGTTGGATCTCCTGATGCGCGGGGAGAAGAAAGCATCTTGCGCCGCCCATAAGATCCAAATAAAGCGTATGACAGAACCTTCTGCGTAGTTAACAACGATGTAGTTTTCCCCATTGACGATCTTCGACTGATTGATCGTCAATCCAGCGCCCTTACAGATTTTCACTTCCCAATCGCGTTCATGCCTGCACAGATCGCAATGTCCATTGCCTTTTGTGAATGATCCGCAGTGCTGCACAATCGCTTTCTCGATTTTCTCTGACAGATCGCGTGCAATGACACCAGCAGACGGCGGCGTGAAGCCGAAATCCTCGAAAATCGGTCCCACCTTCACGTATAGATTTTTGAGTTTTCTAAACGTCGAATTGACAGCAGAGATGATGCCTTCGTTTTCATCAAGCGTCAACGGACGATACGAAGGTGGCAGGTTCATGCTCAGTCTAATTCGACTTTCTTCCCGCTGACGATCCGCGTCCCGCTGCTCGCTTTGAGATGCGCTGTGGGCGAATACCCGAAGAACAGCGACTCGTCGCACGTCGCGCAGCGATATCGGCCGGGCCCTAGCCACTGCAGCGCGCCGCCGCAGTCAGCATGACGCATCGGCGCGCGCTCGCGTCTGACGAGCTTGTGTTCGATTCGTGGCGCTTTATCTGTCATGTCAGCGCCGATCGTGATCGAAATTGCGCGGCGGATTCTCACGCTCCGGCACGTCACGCATCGAACGACGTGCCGCCATCATCTCATCCGCCAGTTGATACGCGGTCAGCGCGACCCACGCGAGACGAAGATCGAGATTCTGACGTTCACTCCACTTATGGATCAATTCGCGCATCGCATCACGCGCAATGTCGTCGCGTAACTTGAGGTCGTTAACGATGCCGTCACGATCGAAAGGTGGCATAACACTCCTATGCCGCGACGTTCCAAAACAACGCGCCGGGTGACGCATGCTGCTTGACGATGCGCCACGCTTTGGCATCGAACTCGGGCATTGACGGGAACGGCGGCGGAAAACGTGCTGGTTGATCGAACGCTTCGTCAGCGGTGTAAATCGTCGCTTTGCCTGCGTCAGGATGATGTCCAACTTTGACGCCGTAAAACGTCGCATCAGGCCATGCCATCTGCAGCGCGCGGGTGAGAGTGCCACTACTCGCGATGCTCCAGACTTCTGTTGGCTGAACAGGCAGCTTCATTGCGACGTCAGCGAGTGCCAAGAGAAACATGGGAGCGTCGAGCCCAAACGGCAGTAAGCGAGCGCCATACTCTGCGCAATACGCCCGCGCTTTTGCCGTCACGTTGCTCAACATGCCGAACGGCACTTCCACGATCGTGGCGCCAGCTTCAATCGCCCGCACTGTCAGCGGCGCCAGTATCTTGCGTTTCGCACAGAAGATCGTCGCGCGTTTCCCCTGCTCGCGACACGTATGCGCGAGTGCGACTTGTGCGGCGCCGAAGACAGGCGACGCGTAGACATACTCGTCGTGCTGATGATCGAGAAAGACCCACAGCGCGCGACGCTTCGTGCCGCCTGGAATTAAGTCGTCACGCACGACATAAATGTTGTCGTGTAGTTCGATTACAGGCTCAGGCAGCATGCGTCCTCTTCGATGTTTTTACGGGTCCAGATCCACTGATACAACGTATCTTGCGTCAAGTAGATCAGCGCGCCGTCAGGCACGACGATCCACGCACGACGTTTCGCGCGCATCGCATAGCGCACGGTCGCCCACGTACCAGAACGCAAGATTGGATGTTCTTGTGCAGGTGTCGCGACGAGTCGCGCGCAATCGTTGACGATGTATTTGTTACGAACGAGTGGCGCGAACGCCGTAAGCCGGTAATCTCCCGGCTGCAGCGGACAGACGCCGCGTTGTTTGTGCGTTGAGGGGTGCTCGATGATTTGTGCGTCGAGTGATTGTGCTATCTCGTGGGCTTGCTCGTCAGCGCCTGGCGCGCCGCCATGATGCAAGACAGAAATGCCAAAGCGTTGAAAGACGCGCAGCAACGTGTGACGTTGTGCGGGTGTCATGCCTTGACGCGTTCCTGTGAACCCGATGACCATTAGCACTCCGACGACGAAGAAAAATGACGGCGCGCTGGCTGCGACAGTTGCCTGCCTTGTCCAGCGCGCCGGCCTAGGGAGAAGTTTTAGGGCTATACCCCGGCGACTGAGCCCGGCGCGTCGCGCAGCCTGTCACGTCGCTGTAACACGACGCACGTTGACTGCGCGACCCGACGTCCTAGCTCTGCGTCGCGGCGATCTTCGCGCGCAGCTTCGCGGCGCGTTCCTCGATCTTCGCGAGCTTCTCCGCGGGCGTCAGCTTCGGCGCGTTCGCACGTGCCGCCTTGCGTTCCTCGGCCGTCATCGTCGCACGCGTCTTGCGCGGTTCTCCGAACTGATCGCTGTCGAGCGTGAACGACGCGGGGCCCGTCTTGTCGGCGAAAAACGACTTCGAGAATCGCACGCTGCCAGCGTAGCCGGCGACGTTGTAGGTGACGGCATTCGATTTGCGCTGCTTATCGTTGCGCACAAGGGACAGATTCATGACCTTCGACTCCTGTGTCTGCGACGTCGCTTCTGACGTCTGGGAAAGTGCGTCGTTCTGCGACGCGTCTGTTGACGGGGCTGACTGTACCGGAGCGTCGCTCGTCTTGTCAACGCTCTTTTTCGATTTCTTTGGCTTCGCGGACGTCGCTTTCTTCACGCTCATGTCTAGGATCTCCTGGGAAAATTCGTCGCGTCAGTGTGATGGATCGCCGTTCACAATGTCAATGATTTTCCGGACGAACTCATCACGCGCGATGATAATTCGTGCCGCTTGCGTCGCGCTCAGCCCGACGAAAATATCGTTAGCGTTGTTGTCGGTGATCTGCAACGTCTTATCGTCTGGATCGTGCCCGAAGATCATCCAGCGTTTGAGCATGGGCGTTTCTTCGTCGAGATACTTTTCACGATACGGCGCGCGTCTGACGTCGATGGGAAGATTCACGACAGTCGCGCGCTGTGCACCGGTCGCACAAGCGTCCCGCCGCGTGCGCGTGACGGCTTCAGTTCGCCTGGTAGCGGGAACTGCTCGTCGCTGGCGGCATACAGCGACTTCAGCGTTTCGTCGCGCAGAAACGCGAGTAACGCGCGTTCTGTCTTCTGATAGTGCTCGACTCGCGCGTCACGCTGACCGCTTGGTGTGCTCAGCAAGTAGTCGCGCAGCAAGAGCACTGTCCGCTCAACTTCGTTGCTGTAGCCGCCGGTCAACAGCACTTCTCCGAAGCGACGAATCTTCGCGAGATCCGCGGTATAGAACGCCCGCGCGATCACGGCGCAGACAGGCGCTTGTGTCAATCCCGCTCGCTTCGGAGACATCACGTCGCACGCAAACGCGATGGCCTTCTGGTGCTCCTCCAGCCGCTTGAAGTTGTCAGCCTTCAACGCGCCTTGCATCTCTTGGCCGCCGTTGAGCACGCGCGCAATGGCCATTTGCTGAGTATTCGCCGGCGTGTCATGCGTCAGATTGTAAGTGTCGACGTTCTTGCGCTTGAACGAGTCATCCATGTAGTGGATGTCAGCACGCTCGAAACCTTCAGCAATGATGAACCGTTGCGACGTCTCTGACTGAATCACGGCCCACAGACGATGCTGACCGTTGATAACGCCGCCGTCTGCCATGAAACAGATCGCGCTTTCACTGAATCCCCACTCGCCCCGTTTCATCATCGACGTATACCCATCGACGACGTGTTGACGCAGTTCACGATTGACGGCCTCGTGACTCAGCCATTTTTCTGCAATCGCCGGATCGACACACGCGACATACACTTTGATACGCTCGCCGCTCGAATACTTGAAGTTGACCATTTGGGGATCTCCTGAAAAATCGGGTTAACGAAGTCGTTTGGGTGACGCCGCGCTCGTGACTGCGCGGCGTCCGAGTGTCATCGCATTCGCCGCCGCTTTGCCGCGGGCGACGCCTTCACTGTTCGTGCTTCGACCACTGCTCAGCGCGTTCGCGCCGCTACGACGCGACTTGAACTTGTCGTCGATATAGCTCTTGACGCGCGTCAGCGCGCCGTCGAGTCGAATCAACGCCTGTGACTCGCTGCCTGCAGGCAAATCGACGACGACTTCTGCGACGGCGGCTTTACGTGCGTCGTCGAAACGCTCTGCGATGCGCTGTGTGAACGACGTGAGCCACGATTCACGAAAGCCGTTGACACCCTTCCAGTGTCCGTCGCGCTTGAAGCACTCGTGGCCGTAGCGGTACTTCTCTTTGATGCTCATCGTGTTCGCGGCAGGGATGAGCGTGCCGAAGACGTATTCAGCGACCATCGCATGGCTGCGCGTGCCGACGAACCAGATTTGATTACTGCCTGGGCGCAGCAAGAACGAGCAGAGATGCGCTTTCGCGACGATGCGCGCGAGGGCTTCTTGCCACGCGACGCGCGTTTTCTTCGCATCAATCGCATACTTCGACAAATCTACCCGAAGCTCGACGATCGGATCGTCGTCAGCCGCACGCGCGTAGTCGAGATCGCTGGGACGCAGTTCATATTCGACCAACATGCGATTGATCGCGGAGGCGAACGCCTCAGCCGCCTCAGTGTTGCCTAGCTCAGCTTCGCTCTGACGCGCACGCTGCATTTTGACAAGCTTGTCGATGATCTTCGCTTTGTGATCGGGCGTGCGAAGATTGTCCATCGCTTGCACAAGTTCCATGAAGAACTCGTGAAACGCGGCACCGTGATTCAGGTGCTTCAAGTGCGCGAGTTCGTGTGCCGCTGTGCGCCAGACGTCTTCTGGCGAGCGCGGATGCTCGACGAACTGTCCGTCGACCGTCGCGCGCATGACAAGCTCGATCTCGCCTGTCGAAAAACAGCGACCGAGAAAATCAGACATGCCCGCTTTCGGCATGTGCGCAGGGCGAATGCTCTTGAGCGGCAGCGCGTAGCGCGTCGCGATCGTGCGCATCGCGTCAGCGACTTCGTTGAAGAATAGCAAGTCGTCGGGATGCAGATTCGGGATGCTCATCGCGCACCGCCTTGAAGCTGAGTGAGCGTCTGACGACGCAGCGCAGCGCGCACGCGGGACGACATCGCGCGTGTCTGCTCGACGGCGCCCCACAGGGCGCGCATGTGTGTATCGAACGTCTGACGTGAGATGAGACCGCGCATGTAGCGGTCAGACGTGCTGTTGAGCGCGGCGACGAACTGCGACGACGTTGGGCGCTTCATGGCAGCACCACGACGTAAAGCGTTCCGCGCTGATCATCGTAGAGGGCTGAGAAGTGCTTGCGCGCTGCGAGCTTCGCTTCGCTGTAACTGCCGTTGTGCCAGAACACGAACTGAAGATAGTCGGGACGATTTACGTGCCGGTCTTCGCAGAATGCCCAGTTGCCCTGTCCGCGCGGCGCGCGTCCTGACTCTGAGTGTCGCTCATACATCGCGGTGTCGAATTTGACGTTCACAATGACTCCTTTGTTGTGCGTATCGTTGCGCACGAACAGATAGAGCTTACAGGACGAAAAAACGAAATGCAAGCCTCTTTTTTGACGTCACGGTAAGTGCTTGATTATCAAGCACTTACCGTCAGTCTCTCGGGTCGCTCGGCCAGATGGACGCGTAGTGGGCCGGCACGACCACCGCCGGCGGATGCTCGACAATGCGCACGGGCACGACGCGATCCCGTCCTGTCTGCGTATCGAACTCGCGAAACGCGATCCGCCCGTCAGTCGTGCGCGACTTGCACGACGGATCGATCACGTCCCACTGCGCTTGTGTGATCAGGTACATACAGATGCTCCTCGATTTGACGCTGACGACGGAGCATGAACTCATAGAAGCGATTGCACGACGCAATGTGAAACTGTTCGTGCCAGAACTCGTCGTCGCGTCGCTGCTCGTCGTGCGTCATGTCGCACGCTATTACACGATCCATGCCCACTGCGCGATCTGCAAAAACATTGAGTGTTTCCTACCGATCCGCATCCCGTCACGTGCCGATCTCGTCGTCGCGCTGACAGTCTTGTCGTGCGGCGCAGAAGCTTACACGACAACAAAGACACCTGCAAATCTGCGCGTATCAGACGCATATCTCGTTCAGTGAACCGGAATAGCACAAGATAGTCATTGACAACAATGAAAAATTGTGAGGCAGTCCCTGGTCGATACAGCGAAACTCTGTCGTTGACTACAGCGATCAACTGAGCTAGTCTGCGCAGCGCGCGTGGTGTGTGCTGACAATCTCAGCCCGCCGCAAGCATGTCGGCAGACTGCCCTGCTGACGTGGCCACTCGCGTCCATTCACATTGCTTCACGGCAGAGGGAGCGACTCCACACGTGTTTCCATTGTTTTTCGACTGGCTGTCACGCCAGTCTAGCCGCAATGACGACGTAGGCGCGTTCGCGCGCTACGCACTCAAAGACAAACTCTTCCCACGACGTAAGAAGCATCTGTATTACGTCTTGCTCAGATACGAAGGACTCCCCGCATTGCGCACGCAAGCGAAGCGAGCGCACGCAGAATATCGCGCCGCGCGAAAATCCGCGATCCACGGAGCCGTGTCATGAGTCGCGAACTCGTCCAATCGTTCTTGGATGACGGGTTCAAAATCTGCGTCTGGGCGCAGATCGGGTATCAGAAAGGTCCACTGCTGAAAGAGTGGCAGCTAAAGACCTACACGATCGACGACTACAAAGACGGCAATCGCGTCGGGCTCGTCACCGGCGTCGAGATCGCCTCCGGCAAGTTCGTGCATGACGTCGATATCGACTGGGCCCCCGGCAGTATCGTCGCGCAATATCTCTTGCCGCCGACAGAGTTCGTGTATGGACGCCCAAGCAAACGCATCTCGCATTGCTTTTACACGACGTCAGAAGCGATTCCGTGTCAAGAATACAAAGACATTGACGGCAACATGCTCATCGAGCTTCGCGGCACGAAACTCGACGGCTCGATTGGCAAACAGAGCATGGCGCCGCCGTCGATCTGGACCGACAAAAACGATCTGACGAAGCATGAACCGCTCGGGTTCGTCAAGCGCGGAACACCCGCACACGTAGAGCCTCCCTCGTATCTCAAGCAGCGCGTCTGTTTGGCCGCGATTGCGATGCTCTTGAGCAAGCATCTCGGCCGGCACGGTTTCGGACACGATGCGCGTCTCTGCTGGGCGGGCTTCCTGTTACGCGCCGGGCTCAGTGTTGACGAGCTTGTGACGATGGGCGAAGCGATCTCCGCCTATTGCGAGAATCGCGAAGTGAGCGACGTGCGCTTAGTGCTTGACAGCACGTCGAAGAATCTGGCGACGAAAGACGCCGCGCTGACGAAGAAAGTCAAAGGCGGCCCCGCGCTTGCGAAACTACTAGGCGATAAAGGCAAACTCATCATCAAGCGTATCAATGAGTGGCTCGGTCGCGACAGTGATTTCATTCGCAACGCGGAAGGCAAGATTCTGCACGACAATCAAGAGAATATTCGACGTGCGATCAACATGCTCGGCGTCGATCTCAGCTACAACGAGTTCAGCGATAAGCTGTTGATCAACCGGGTGAAAGCCATGGAGGACCGCGAACTCACCGAATTGTGGCTGCACATTGACAGTGAGTATCGCTTCCGCCCGTCGTATGCGTTTTTCGAGAAAGTCGTCAAGAAACTCGCATGGGAAAACCCGTTCCACCCGGTCAAAGACTATCTCGCGACGCTCACGTGGGACGGCATCCCACGCATTGACGATTGGCTCGTCGTCGCCGCTGGCGCTGACGACACGAAATACACACGTGCCGTCGGTGCGATGACACTCCTAGCCGCAGTCCGTCGCGTGAAGCATCCCGGCTGTAAGTATGACGAGCTTCTTGTGCTCGAAAGCGGGCAAGGCCTATTCAAATCGACGGCGTTGCGCACGCTCTGTCCGCAGAATGAGTGGTTCTCAGACGATCTCCCGCTGAACGTGACGTCACAGCGCATGATTGAATCGACGATCGGCAAGTGGATCATTGAAGCGAGCGAACTTTCAGGTATGCGACAGTCGCTCTTAGAGCAGCTAAAGAGCACACTGTCACGTCAAGTCGATGGGCCCGCCCGTATGGCGTATGCCCACTTACCTGTCGAGCGTCCGCGTCAATTCATCATGATCGGCACGACGAACTCGTCAGAGTATCTGATCGATCAGACAGGTGCGCGTCGGTTCTTGCCGATGAAGATCAAAAAGTTTGACATTGCGTGGTTGCTTGCAAATCGTGATCAACTGTGGGCAGAAGCGAGCGCCCGCGAAGCGACCGGCGCGTCAATCAGACTGCCTGAAGAACTGTGGAAAGACGCTGCCGAGCAGCAAGAAAAGCGACGTGAGATCGACGCATGGGAAGACACGATCACGCATGCGGTGCAAGATACACCAGAGTTTCACGACTATCGTGACGGAAAGTCACGCGTCATTACAGACAGACTATGGACCGCGCTCAACGAGACGCGCAAAGATCGTCTCGGTCAGCATCGCATCGCACAAATTATGCAGCGTCTTGGCTTCGCGCCGACGACGATCAAGCATGACAACAAGACGTACCGAGGCTATATCAGTAAAGAGCGTGATTGGCTTGAGCACTGGAAAATCAAAGAAGCCTCGATACACCATGGCGAAGATGCACACGAGCAAGTGACGCGTCAGCCTGGAGACGAAGACGAAGACGTGCCTTTCTGACGTCAGAGTGACAGAAGGTCACACTTGCATTTCTGTCGTCGGCACGTGTAAATCGAGTGTGCGCAAGCAGTTCCGGCGAAAAAACGCGGTCACAGATAACAGTAACACACGCGATCTCAGGACCCTACCGGACCCTTTTCCAGTCTCACTGTTCCTATTCAGTCCTATACCTACTGTTATAACTGTTACCAGTGTTACCAGGTGGGAAGTGACTGACTGCAAAAGACTTGGGCGGTCACACTCGGAGTCACAGAAGTTTTGAGAGTGTGACGTCACAGAGTAACAGTCGTAACACTTGTGTGGCAAGACTTTCGGAGATTGCTTGCTATTCTACGCTCGTCGTGATAAGTCGTTGCGCTCTGCCTGCCTGCTGTGTTATTTTTCGCCGCGTGAGTGAGCAGCTAGACGACATTGAAGCGAAGCTAGAGCAAGAACGCCCATTGACCGCTCGTCAGCGCGCGTTTGTCGCTGAATATTTGCTTGATCTGAACGCGACGCAAGCGGCGATTCGCGCAGGCTATAGTGCCGCGAATGCGCAAGCGATCAGTTCGCATCTCGTCGCTGACGCGCGCATTGCGCAAGCGATCGAACGTGGCAAAGCGCAGCGCAGCAAGCGTCTTGACATCAAGCAAGAAGACATCTTGACTGAGCTAAGCGCGTTGGCTAACTCACGCGTCGATCACTATCTCATCGACGACGACGGCAACGTGAGACTCGCGCCAGGCGCGCCAGACAATGCGATGGCGGCGATTGAGTCGATTGATCGTCGTAAGACGGTGCGTGAAAGCAAAGACGGCGATATCTCGATTACCTACGACGTCAAAATCAAGCTCCACGATAAGCCGCGTCAGCTACACTTGCTTGGGCGGCATATCGGGATGTTCCCCAACAAGATCGAAGTCACCGGCAAGAACGGTGGCGCGATCGAGCATGTGACACGTATCGAACAGGTCATCGTTGACCCAAAGGAGACGCCATGAGTCTGCTGACACTGATCCTCGTGATTGTCGCGCTCGGCATACTGCTGTGGTTGCTGCAGTCAGCGCCATTCATCTCGGCGGACGTCAAACCGTTTCTCCGGTGGATTTTTCTCGCGCTGATCGTGCTTGTGATTCTGCAAGCCCTTGGCGTGCTGACTGTGCTGCAGACAACGCGCATAGGGAGATAACGTGCCGCTTTACGATTTGCGTTGCGCGCGTTGCGGTGTCGTGCGAGAAAAGCTCTATCCGTCGTACCGCGCGATGCGTGAAGAGTCAGGCGACGCGCTTGAATGCGGCATTGACGGCTGCAAGGGTTATCTTGAGGTTCTGCCTTCGATGCCGTCGTTTGTTGTCAACGGGTTCAGCAACAAGAACGGGTATTCAGGAGGACAAACGTATGAAGTCAAAGTGAAAGAGAAAGACATGCGTGTTGTCGTTAAGTCGTAGCGTGCGACGCTAACTCATGGGTCGCACGCTACGTATCGAGCACGCCCGTGTGTATCTGCCGTTTCTTCAACCGATGCGCTATAAGGGCGCGCATGGCGGACGCGGCAGCGGCAAGTCACATGCATTCGCAAAGCTTGCGATCCAAAAGTGCATCACGCGACCTAGCACGCGAATCGTCTGCGTGCGTGAAGTGCAGAACTCGCTGGAGCAATCGGTCAAACGTCTATTAGAAGATACCCTCACTGAGTTTGGACTAGGCGAATCTGACGGCTTTCGTGTCTTGAACTCTCACATTGAAACGCCAGGCGATGGCATCATGATTTTTCAAGGCATGCAGAATCATACAAACGATAGCATCAAGTCGTTAGAAGGGTATGACGTCGCATGGGTCGAAGAAGCGCAATCGATTAGCGAACGATCGTTGCAGTTACTTCGACCAACCATCCGTAAAGAGACGTGCCGTTGGTGTTGGTGTAACTCTGAACGCGACGCTGACGCAACGTGTCCTAGCGTGCTGAGTCCAGACGGTAAGCATCTTTTCGACCCGTCTGAGATTTGGCTTAGCTGGAACCCGCGCTCACCGAAAGATCCCGTCGATGTCATGATGCGAGGGAAGAACAAATATCCTGAGTCAATCACGATAGGGACGACGTATCGAGACAATCCGTGGTTTCCTAACGTGCTACTCAAAGAAATGGAGTGGGATCGTCAGACTGATCCAGACAAATACGCGCACGTGTGGCTCGGCGGCTATGAGATTCACCCCGACTCACGCGTCTTCAAGAACGTGCGTGTAGAAGAGTTCGTCACGCCGCCCAATACGCAGTTTCAGACTGGCGCTGACTGGGGATTCAGCATTGATCCTGCGACGCTTGTGCGCTGCTTTGAGTCATTGCGGAATCCTGCGACAGGCGAACTATGGCCACGTAAGCGACTCTACATCGATCGCGATCTCTATCAAGTCGGCGTCGAGATCGATCACTTGCCGTCGTTCTTCGATGGCCTTGTGTGTGGGTGCAAGATTAACCCTGCGCAAGCGTTGACGCCATACACAATGATCGTTCCACCTACGTGCAAAGCGCCTGCCGAGCATGGCTGCATGCGACGTTGGCCGATTGTTGCGGACTCTGCGCGCCCTGAGACGATCAGCTTTCTACGTCGTCACGGCTATACGCGCATTGAGGCCGCGAAGAAGGGCCAGAACTCTGTCAAAGAAGGTGTCTTGTTTTTGCAAGGGTATGAAATCATCATTCATCCTCGCTGCATGAATGCGATTGACGAGTTTTCGACGTATAGCTATGTCACAGAAGAAGTCGTCGATTCTGTGACTGGGCTATTGACTGAACGTCCGTTGCCGTTGTTTCAAGACAAGAAGAATCACATTATCGACCCAGCACGTTACGCCGTCGAGCAGCTACGCGGCGTGATGCGTGTGCGGGAGTCGCAGTGGGGCTAAGTATGGATCTGCCTGAGTCTTACGACGAGTTTAAGACGCGTTTTCGTGACGCGCAAGAACACGACGCATGCGATCTGAACTCGGGACGTGGGATGCCGTGCCCGTTCTGTGCGGCGCCTGGGTTTACGACGTATCCGATTTTCGATCACGAGGCTAAGAAGCTCCCGCATCCGCCGTTGTTCTGCGCAGAATGCAAGCGGATTGCGTTATTCATTTTTGAGTGTCGCGAACTCGCACCAAACGTGCATGAGACGCACTTTGGTGTATTGCAAGTCAGTGGTCCAGTGCAACCTAAGTGGTTAGTTCCTTCGATTGGATGGGTTCAATAATGCCGGTTGATACGCCGCGTGCTGATTACTCCGCGATGCTGCCGAAGTGGCAGCGTCTCCGCGATTGCTTCGATGGACGTGACGCGATCTTGGCACGTGGGCCCGTCTATGCGCCTGACTTACCAGGTGCGGACAAAGCCGCGAATCTCGCGTATCGACTGCGCGGGAACTTTTACAACGCGACGTCGCGCACAGTCGGCGGCATGAATGGGATGATTTTTCAAGAGTCCCCCAACGTCACGATCCCTGAGAGTGAGAGTGCGCTACTCGACGACATTACGTTGACGAACGTCTCTTTTGAGTCGTTCTCAACGATGGTGGGCTCCGAAATTTTCACGATGGGACGTTACGGCGCGCTCATCGACATGCCGACGCAGCCGACTGAAGCTGGCGCGCTGCAGCGTCCCGACGTCGATATGCGCCCTTACGCCATCGCGTATCGTGCAGAAGACATCGTGAATTGGCGCACCGAGCGTCGCGGCGGCGATCAAGTGCTGACGATGGTCGTCTTGCGTGAGATCGTCGAGATTCAAGACGCTGAAGACGCGTTCAAACTCAAGCAAATTTGCCAGTATCGCGTCGTTATGCTGAACGGTACCTCATGCGTCGTGCAGTTGTGGCGCGAAAGCACTGAAGAATCGAAAGAGTATCGCAAGTTCAGTGAAACGACGTTGATGCGACGCGGCGAAGCGTTGAGCTTTGTGCCGTTCGTTTTCTTCGGCCCGTTGTCGCCGTCTCCCGATCTTGCTGCACCGCCGTTGATCGATCTCGCTGACGTAAATCTTGGACACTGGCGAAACTCAGTCGATTACGAACATGGATTGCATCTCGTCGCGCTGCCCACGCCATGGCAAGCTGGCGGCAAGGGTGGACCTGACGACGGCCCAAAGAAAATGGGGCCGTCAGTCGTCTGGGAATTGGAAGTCAACGGTAGCGCCGGCATGCTCGAATTTACGGGCGCTGGCCTTGACGCGATTGCGGCGGCGATGGAGGAAAAGAAAAAGCAGATGGCGACTCTTGGTGCGCGTCTGCTTGAAGACGCGCCAACGGTGGGCGAGACGGCTAGCGCGGTGAAACTGCGACACAGCGGAGAAACGGCGTCGCTGAAGACAATCGCGCAGAGTTTGGAAGAAGGGCTTGTCCAAATGCTGCAAATTTGCTTGTGGTGGCAAACGACTGAAGCGAAGCCCGCTGACGTCGAAGCGGAAGTGGAACTCAACAAAGAATATCTGAACGTGCGCGCGACGCCGCAAGAAATTCAAGTCGCGTTGACCGCCCTGCAAGCGGGTGAGATGAGTTTCGAGACATGGTGGAACCTGCTCACGACCGGCGGCTGGGCGCGCGAGGGTGTTGACGCCGATCAAGAGCAGAAAGACATCGCGAAACGCAAGGTCGATGTTACGCCGCCAGATCCAAATCTCGACCCGAACTTGAACCCGAACCCGGTGCCGCCGCAACGATGAGCCGCAAGAACGAAGTCAACCAGAATCCGTGGGGCTATTTTCAGCCCGTTTTACCCGCGCGCAAGCGCCGCAGAAAGGTACAGCATGAACGTCGTCGCCCAGCTAGTGATCACACTCGACGAATCCGGAAACGTCGGCATCAACGGCCCACTTGAAAATCGGTTGCTGTGCTTTGGCATGATGGAAATGGCCAAAGACGGCATCAACAAGAAGCACGACGCCGATCAGAAACGCATCGTGCAAGTCGCGCCAGGGACGACGTTGCGCCCAGTGCCGCCGCAGTCATGACGCGATTCAAGGGCCCTGTTTTTCCGTCGTTTCGCAACGCGCGTCCGAGCGCGCCGAAGATACAGTATGCGTCGCATCAGAACATGCGACGTCAGATCCGTAATCTGAAACAGTGGGTCCGTCCAGTGCTTGACTCGACGGATGCTGACGTGTTGGCGGCAGGACGTCGCGTCATTGCAGCGTCGATGGAAGAACCGAACCCCGAATTTTCGGCGTTGCATTTGCTGTATAGCGGCATGCGCATGGCGTCTGACACGCGACAGTCATTCGCAGTGTGTATGAATCTCATCATGGACAAGTTTGACGCGAGGCGAACAGATGGCGCCGAAGAAGATCCGCATTTCACCAAAAACGGGCAACAAACTGCCGGTGTTGCCGCACCAGAAGTTTCTGCAGAAAGCCCTACACGACTCGGCAGACTTCTTCGAGGCCTCTTTACGCGCACGCGTCTACAAAGAACTCAAGAAACTGCAAGCGAAGACGAGCATCAACAGTCTGACGCTCGCGTTGGCGAATCACCGAAGCGTGCATGACGTGATCTCACGCAAGATGATCGAAGCCGCAGTGCGCACAGCGACAGAAAAAGTCGTGCGCGATGCGTTCTTGCGCGGCGGCAAGTTGGGCGCTGAGCATGTGAAGGATTTGCCGCGTGGCTAAGCACATTACGTTTCGCTTCGATGACACGCTGCCAGCGGCAGAAAAAGCAGCTACGAACGTCGTTGAAAATCTGATCACCGAGATCAGCGACGAGACTGAGAAAAACATCCGTAACGTGGTCGCGACCGCGGTGCGCGAAGGCATCCCGGTCTATGACGCGGCGCGCACGATACGTCCGCTGATCGGATTGACGTCATCGCAGGGTCAAGCGGTGTTGAAATATCGCACCGAGCTTGTCGATAACGGCCTCACACTTGAAAAAGTCAATGACAAAGTAGACGCCTATAGTGACGAACTGTTACGCGGGCGTGCGGACTCGATTGCGCGCACTGAAATCCTTGACGCATTGCAAGCTGGGCAAGATGAAGCGTGGGCACAAGCGCAAGACGCTGGACTGCTCAGCGACAATGCGACAAAAGAAGTGATCTTGACTGACGATGCGTGCGAAGAGTGCGTGGGCATCGCAGAAGAGGGCCCCGTGCCGATCGATGATGACTTCAGTGAAGATGGGCCGCCCTTTCATCCGCAGTGTCGCTGCACAACGGCAATTTCGACGCCATGAACGACGAAAAAGTGAACGTCACATTGTCGTTTTGCGTTACGCCATCTGAAGCGCAAGCGATCTATCGACTTGCGCTGAGTCATCACGTCAGCACGTCGAAGTATCTACGCGCGATCGTGACGCGACGTGTTCTGTCCCGAACTCGGGAAGAATCTGTAGAAACACTGAAGAAATCCACTGACCTATAGACTGCTTGCGTCGAGAGCCGACGTCTTCTAGACTGACGCGCACACACGTTATGCCCAGCATCATCCCAGTCATTGACAAGCTTGAAGACGTCGCAGAACCGCTGCGCGCGTTCTACGAACCGAAAGACGGCAAGTTCCAGATCACGCTGAGCGCAACGCCGCCGGGCTACGCGCTGGCGGCGGATCTTGCGACGGCCAATGGCAAAGTCGTCGAGTTTCGCAACACCAACATCGAACTCAAGAAGACGGTCGACGAACTGACGCCGCTGCGCGACAAGTTCAAGGACATCGATCCCGAGAAAGCCCGTGAGGCGCTGGCGCAAGTCGAGAAGCTGAACAAGAAAGGCGTCAAAGACGTGGACAACGATCTGCAGACGATGATCACAGCGGCGACCAAGCCGCTGATGGACAAGATCGAGCAGATCACGGCGTCGAGCGCCGAAGAACGTAAGCGCGCCGACAATCTCACGCTGCGCAGCGTGATTCACGACAAGTTCATCAAGGCCGGCGGACACGCTGACGCCGTGGACTTCATCATGTCGCGCGTCGGCGGCACGTTCGTCGTCGAAAACGGACTCGTCAAAGCGGCGCCCAATCAGTTCAGTACCGATCGTCCAACTGAAGCCCTCAGCGTCGATGAGTGGATGACACGTCAGACGAAAGAAGTCGGCTACGTGTTCAAGCCGTCGAATGGCGGCGGCGCATCGCCAGCGAATGGCAACGGCGCGCGACAAGTTCCAGCAGGCGTCACGGTGTTGAAAGACCCAACGGCGCAGCAACTTGGCGAAAACGCCAAGGGGATTCGGGAAGGCAAAGTCAAGCTCGAATATTCGAGCGACGCAAGTCAGCAGACGCACTAATCGTCGAGACACACGCGCTGAGACGTCGGGGGCGGCTCAGACTCGCGTAGGAGCGACGCAACGATAGAGACTCGACCCGCGGGGCGGCGTCGAGTCTGGTCCCGCCTCAGCGAGCGCAGGGCCCGACTTCGGGGAAGTCGCTTGGTCACACTTTTGTGATTTCCAAGGAGACATCCACGATGGCCGGAGCACTTGTTACCACGAGCATCATGGGCACGACAGTTGCGATGGGACTTGGCACCCTTCGCGAAGAACTGGCGCTCGCCCTCATCGCGAATCGCGACTACGAAGGCGAAATCACTGCCGCGAAGCGCAACGCGACTGTCAATATCACGGTACCCGCACCTGTCACGTCGCGTGACGTCACGCCGGACGTCGTGCCGCCCGCGGTCACTGCGGTCACGCCGACGGTGGTGCCGCTGACGCTTGATCAGTGGCGTGAAGCGCCGTTCGCGATGGACGACAAGGGCCTGGCCCAGGTCGATCGCGGCATTCTGCCAATGCAGGCTGACGAAGCGATCAAGAGCCTCGCGAACTACATCGAGGATTTCTTGTGGACGAAAGTCACCGCGAACTGCTACACACTCGTCGGCACGGGCGGCGTGACGCCGTTCGCCACCGATCTTGGCGTGTACCTCGACGCGCGTGGCGCCGCGAACCGCAATCTGATGGCGATGACGCCACGCTACGCAGTGCTCGATACGTTCGCTGAGGCGAACGCGTTGGGTCTCCGTGCGTTTCAGGACGCCAGCTTCGGCGGCGGCACTGACGTCATTATCAACGGCCAGATTGGCAAGAAGCTTGGCGCCCTCTGGCTCATGTCGCAGCGCGTGCCGGGTCACACGAACGGCACGTATACGACTGGCACGACCGTCACTGGCGTGAACGCGATCGGTGCGACGACACTTGCACTGAGTGGCGGCGCGACTGGGACGATTCTCGCCGGCGATATCGTCAAGATCGGCAGCTACACTTACAACGTGCAGGCGAACGCGACGGGCGGCAGCACGCCGTCGAGCGTCACGATCTCGCCTGGACTGTTCGCTGCGACCGCGGGCGGCGAAGCGATCGTCAAGCAGGGCGGGACGTCGTTCACCCAGAACCTGCTCATTCAGCGTGACGCGCTGGGTTTCGCGATGGCGCCGTTGCAGGATTCGATCATCATCCCGGGATCGGGTCTGCAGGCGATCGCCATCGACGAGAAGTCGGGTCTTGCGCTGCGCCTCGAAGTGACGCGCCAGCACAAGCAGAACCAGTGGTCTTACGATGCGCTGTTCGGCGGGAACAGCGTGCGTAAGGGCAGCATGGTCTACATGGCTGGCTAAGTGAACGTGGTTGGGGACGTCCCGCTGTGGGACGTCCCTCTTCCGCTTCCTCATTTTCAAGGAGACACGTTCACATGGACAGCAAACTCTATCCCCAGGGGCGCGGCGGCGTAAAGACGCGCGAAGTCGGCAATACGCTGCAGTTCCTCGATGTCAACGGCGCAGTCATCTTTACAGTCAACGCCGATCTCGGGACAGTCGGCCCACTTGGCGGACTCTATGTCGCGCGAGCGACCTTCGACCCGAGTGGCGACGCGACGCAGCGCACAGTCGCAGCGCACACACTTGGTATCACGATCCCGAGTGGCGCGATTGTCGTCGGCGGCTTCATCGACGTCATCACGACATTCGCAGACGGCGCGTCTGACAACGCGACGATCGCGATCAAAGTCGAAGGCGCCAACGACGTCGTAACGGCTGTCGCCATCAGTGACGGCGCGAACCCGTGGGACGCGGGCAAGCACGCGATCATCCCGAAGGCGAACACGCCCGAGTCCACCGGCGTCAAAACCACCGCTGACCGCCTGGTCACTGCGACGGTCGCTGTTCACGCATTGACGGCAGGCAAGGCTTACATCTTCCTCTATTACGTGCAGAGTTCCGCGACGTAAGAGAAAGTCTGATGCCTGTCTCGACGCTGATTACCACCGCTGGGTCCGCAAACGCGAACGCGTATTGTGACGTCGCGTTTGCGGACCAGTACCAGCTTGATCGTCCAGCCGTCGGAACGACGTGGACACTCGCGAATCCAGATATGAAGAGTGCCGCGCTGTTGTGGGCGACGCGCTTGATGGATAGCTTGTGGAACTGGACCGGTTTCCCAACAGATGCGCATCAAGCGTTGTTGTGGCCGCGTCAAGGCATGCTGAAGCGCAACGGCTGGGAATACGTGGATATGCACACGATCCCTGTCGAGCTTCAGAACGCCACCGCGGAATATGCACGTCAGTTACTCGTCAGTGACTTGGCAGGCAATTCGCAGATTGAGACGCAAGGGATCACGTCACTGAAAGTGGGTCCTGTCGCGTTCACATTCAAAGAAGGTGTTACGGCGAAGCCAGTCCCTGACACCGTGTTCAATTTGATTCCGCCGTCGTGGGGATACCCGCGCAGTCGTAACAGCGGCGTCAGAGAATTGTTGAGGGCTTGAGATGCGACGCAGTTCAATCGGACGACGCACGTCAGACGGGACGACCGCGGCCGCCGCGATCGAGATCATCTCTGCGGGCGTGTGCTTCGTCAGAGAACTTCAGATCAGTTTGGCCGCGGCGACTGCGACTACGCTTGGCGTCGGCCGTCCTGCCGCTGCAGGCATCACGCCGACGTCGCCAGTGACGAGTTTGCTGGAGGGCGTAGCAACCGACGCGTCGAAGATCACGACGGCTGTAGCGTGGGGAACAGGACCCACAGTGCCCGCGTCGTTCTTTCGTCGCGTAGGGTTTCCAGCGACGATTGGCAGCCAGATTCTGTGGCAGTTCAAAGACGGGATCTATCTGTCGCCGGGACAGACACTCGTTGTCTGGAATCTCGCGTCGAATGGCGTCATTGACGTCACGGTGGTCGTGGACGAGCAGTGACGCTGATCAGCGATCTCGTCGGCGTCGCGAATGACTTGACGCAGCAATTTGGACTGCAGGCCAATGTCATTTATCACAAATTCGTATCCGCTGACGGCGCCGGCAAGAGATATTACGCGACAGGCGTGAATCGTACCGCCGTCGTAACGCGCAGACAGCGGCAAGTGCGCACGTTTTCAGGAGAACTCGGCGTCAGCACAGCGCAAGTCGTATTTATCGACCCGACGCCAGTCAGTGAGTTTGACAAGATCGTATTGCCGAATGCGGGCACGATTGACACGAGTGACGATGCGAGAGACGCCGCACAGCCAATCATCGGAACCGATGGCTACGTTGATGCGACGAACTCGCCAGTAGTGACTGAGATTTATCTAGGTTGAAATCATGGCGACACCTTCAGTTTTTCACGGTTGTGACGCAGCGTTGCGTGACGTGCGGAAGCTGATCAAGCTGGCGCCCGATGAGTTTGCACGTGCGCTGTATCAAGAAGCGCAAATCGAACTGAAAGAGATCAAGCAGCGCACTCCGGTTGATACAGGCGCGCTGCGCGCGAGTGAAGGGATTACGCAGCCTCAACGTGAAGGACGTCGCATTTGGGTCGAAGTCTACGCCGGCGGCCCGTCTGCGCCCTATGCGTTTTGGGTGCATTACGACTTGGAAGCGTTCCACAAATATGGCGAAGCGTTGTTCATTGAACGACCACTCGCAGAAAGCGCGCCGTTTTTGTCGGATCGCATCGCAAAGCGCATCGATCTGAATCGAGCCGCATGACGTGCCGTCGAGCTTTGTTCCTGATCTCGTGTTTTTTCTTGAGCAAGCGCCGCTCGGGCTTACATATGGCGTCAACGTGTTCAAAGGGCCAAAAGCGAAGATTCCTGACGGCAACGGTCCATACGTTTCGATCATTCGTGCGACAGGACTGGGCAGCGAAGGCACGCACAATTCAGTCAATGTGCCGGCGTATGAGCAGCCAGGCGCGCAAATACTCGTGCGTGCGACAGATTACGACGTCGCTGAGCGGATGGCGCAATCGCTTTACGACTTGCTGTGGCCTGTGCAAAACCAGTTCATCAATGGCACGTGGTGGCGCATGTTGAACTGTAAGGGCGAGATTTACGATCTGCCACCGGATGAGAAGCAACGTGCGCGTGTCGCGTTCAACATTGGTTGTGTGAAGCGCACTTCACCAGCCACGAGCTAAGGAGACTCACAACGATGGCCTCTTCACTTGCGACACAGATCACGCTGATGTTGAACTCCGTGCTAAACAACACGATCGGTGTTGCAGCCGGCGTCGCGACAGTCAATCAGAGTTTCACGATCCCGTGGATCAACGGCGTCGCCGCCGATCAGGCCGACAAGATTTACAGTGCGACGATCACGCGCACGCATGGCGCGCCTGCCGCGGATCTCGATCTCGCAGGCACGCTGACCGACGCGTTCGGCGCCACGATCACGATGGCGCGCCTGAAAGCTCTGCTCATCGTCGCAGATCCGGCGAACGTCAATTCCGTCGTCGTCGGCGGTGGTGCAACGACGCCGATCACGTCGTTGTTTTTCGACTACGTGGCCACTGCTGACGCGCAGCCGGCGATCAAAGTCGCGCCTGGTGGCATTCTGTTTTTGACGGCGCCGAAAGCGACGGCGTATGTCGTCACCGCGACGACGGCTGACAAGCTTCAGATTGCGAGCGGCGACGAAGACTCGACGACGAGCGTCACCGCAACGGTGGTCGCCATCGGTGCCAGCACGTAATCGCTGGCACCGTCTCTAGCCACTGCGCGTATCGAGTTCACCTTTTGAGGAGATGCGACGATGAGCAACGCTGTAGCCACCACAGGGATCCTGATCAAGCGGGCCCTGTTCGCCACGCCGATGGTCTTGACGACCATCGCGGAGATCACCGACGTCGGTCCGGGCGGCAAGAGCCGCAACAAGATCGAGACTTCGACGCACAACGACGGATCCGAGAGTCACATTCTCGGTATCCTGCGTCAGAAGGATCCGACGTTCAAGATCAACTATCTCGGCGGTGACGCAACGCACATTGCGATCAACGACGATATCGACAACAACGTCAAGAACTTCTGGCACGTGCTGTTCCCGTCTGGCCGGTACCGGCAGGGTTACGGGTTCGTGCAGAACTTCGAGCTTGACGACGCGCCGGTTGACGGCAAACAGGGTGCGACGATCACGCTGACGTGGGCGAGCGTCGTGACCGAGGGCAACGTCTAAGTTTCAACAACGTCCATCAGAAGGAGTAGAGCGTAATGACCCAGACATTACTCTCTGCGGATCAGATTTTCGCCGCAGAGGATCTTTCAGAAGAGACCGTCGAAGTTCCAGAATGGGGCGGCGCCGTCCGCCTCGTCCAGATGACGGCTGCTGAGTCGCAGTCGTTCTCCAAGCACATGATGTCTGTCCAGCACACGGACGACGGCATGTTCTTGATGCTCGTTTACTCGGCGCGTAACGCCGAGCGTGAGCGCATCTTCACTGTCGAAGACATCAACAAACTACGTCTCAAGTCTGTCAACGTGCTTGCGCGTTTGCAGAGCGTCGCCCTGCGTCTGAACAACATGGGCAAAGAAGGAATGGAGGCCCTAAAAAAGGCCTAGTGCGAGGCGGTGACCGCCGCTTCGCATATCGCCTTGCGCGTCAGCTTGGGTATATCGACGTTGATGCGGCCGTTGCGTCGATTGGCGGATACCTAGGGTGGCGCTTCGCAGAGTGGAAAGCGTTCTACGAACTTGAGCCGGAGCCTGAGATCCGGAACGACTTTGGGCTGGCGCGCGTCATTCAAGTGTTGTTGCGCTCAGACAAGCCGTTATCAGATTTCATGTTGCCTTTTGGCGACTACGGTAGCGATCGATTCGTGCAACGACAGGTACGCACGCCAGAAGAACATGCGAAGTACCTTGAGCGCCGTATAGAAATGTGGATTTCCGGTAGCAACGCCGCATTCCGAGAAAAGGGACATGTCTGACATCGCCCCAATCAAAGGACTCATCGAACTCCAAGACGACTTCACCAGTCGTCTTGGACTCGCTGAGGCGGCGCTAGGCAATTTCACTAAACAGAATCAAGAAAGTCTGAAGGCCGTCGCTGGCGTCGCAGGACTCGTCACTGCAGCGTTTGGCGCGACTGCGGCTGCAGTCATTGAGCTTGGTAAACGTGGCGCTGACGTCAACGACGTGCGTGACACGGTTGAGCACTTTGCAGGCAGCGCGCACGCTGCCGCAGCCGATATCGAGGCGCTGCGTCAAGGTACGAAAAATACCGTAGACGATTTCATTCTCGCGAAAGATGCCGCCCACCTGCTGTCTGCGGGTATCCAACTGACTGCAGATGATTTCGGTGTGCTTGGGCAAGCCGCGTTCGTATTGCAGAATCGTGGATTGGGCGGGACAAAAGAACAGTTGGATCTTGTCTCCGAAGCGATGGTGACCGGTCGCACCCGTGCGCTGTCAATGGCACTCGGCGTCGTCGATGTCACTGACGCGCAGGGCGATTTCGCGAAGAGTATCGGGCTCACGAAAGATCAGTTGAACGAAGCCGGCAAAGCGGAAGCGAACCGCATTGCCGTCATGAAGATCCTGCAATCGGCGGTGAAAGACGCCGGGCAGCAAGAACGCGATTTTGGTGAAGAGTTTGAAGCGGGACAAGCGGCGATCACGAATTGGTTTGACGAGCTTGGCAGCCAGATCGCTAAGTCTGAGACGTTCAAAGTCGGTTTCAAAGCGATCGAAGATGCCGTCAGTAGCGCGTTTAGCAACGACAAGGGCCAGTCGATCAAGACCGTCACGAGCTTTATCGAGCAGGGCGCTATCGCGGTAATTGGCTTCGGTCAAGTCGCGATTACGATGGCGAAGGGTTTTGAAAGCGCGTGGTACGTCGTCAAAACGATTGTGCTGGGCGTCGAAGGCGCGATCGTCGCAGCCGCTGAGCTTGTCATCGGCTACGTCGATGACGTCGCACGTAGCGCCGCGTCGCTGCACGTCATTTCGCAGAGTACCGCGGAGTCCGTTGATTCGCTCAAAGCGAACATCACCGGCATGCGTCAGTCGTTTGACGATCAGATCACTGAGGCGGCAAAAGCTGTCGTCGGGCATACCGCACTCGACGATACGTTTGATAAGCTGAGTGACACGCTTGGCAAAGTCAAAGCCGCGATGATCACGACGCATGATCAGACGCAGAAAAATACAGACGCGACCGACAAAGCGACTGATTCAAACAAGAAGCTTGGTCAGTCAAGTGAGGATCTACAGAAAAAATTTGGTGATCAGGACAAGATCCAGAAAGAGCTTGAAAAGAGCACGCGTGAACTCGCGAAGATTTGGGACGATTATTACGCCGAAGTCGCGAAGAACTCCGGCACGACGGCAGATGAGCAGCAAGCGGACATCGAAGCGACGTTCCGAAAGAACGTCGATACGCTTGACAAGCTTGATCCGCTCTACGCGCAGAAGTATGCCGCGTATCGTGCGATTGCTGACGAGTCGTTGAAGGGGATTGCCTCCGACTGGAACAGCGTGCGTGATACGTCGCTTGAAGCCCTGCAGCAACAAGCCGACAAAGCGAAGAACACATACGATCAGATGCTCGACTCTGGGCTGACGTTCAGTCGTGACGTGCTCGACGCGCAGCGACAGAAGTGGCTTGATCTAGAAGACGCCGTGCGTAATTACGGCGATACTGCTATCTCGTCTGTCGGTAACGTCGTCAACGAAATGGACGAACTGATCAAGCAGATGGACGCTGCGTATGAAGCGTCAAAGAAGCTGACGTCTGCAGGTCAATTCGACGTGACGAAAGACAATTTCGCGAAGACGATCCACGACATCATCACTGATTACGGCTATAACCCGACAGGCATCGGCTCAAAGATCGATCCGAATTTTGCCGGCGAACTAGCGAAGCAAGGGTATTCACTGCAAGAAATTCTGAACTATTTCAACACAGGCACACTGTCACCGACGCCTGCGGGTCCACGGATTCCTGGCTTTGCTGAAGGCGGCATCGTCATGGTGGGCGAGCGCGGCCCTGAAGCTGTGCGATTACCGTCTGGCAGTCAAGTTTACCCGACAGGGACAGGTCCTGGCGGAACGTCGATCAGCATCGCGCCAGGCGCGATCCAGATCAACTACCCGATGATGAACGACCCACGCGCGAAAGACAATCTGGCGCGTCTCGTCGGTGATGCGATCATGGAACGCGCACGCGCGCAAGGGAAGCGTTTCGACTGATGGATCATTACCTCGGTCGACATAGCCTCGCGTTTGGCGACGAGCACGCTGACGAAAGTTGGTGGAAGTCGTCTGATGGTTTTGCGTCTGCGGCGACTGCGCTGCATAGCGCGACGCCGACAGATCCTCGGTGGCTCGTCTGCGAAGACATTCCACCTGCGAGTGCAATGTACCTGATGGCCGGGCCAAGCGCCGCGGTCATTGATGGTAAAGCGTATTACTGCAGTTCAAACTACGCGTGGTTCACAGACCCGCCCTGTATTTACGTCTTTGACGGCACGACTGATACGAAGCTCTGTGACATCCCGGTCGCGGGCTCGTCATCGTCACTCGTTGGCGGCGTCGCAGAAGCGATCGTCACGCTCATTGCCGCAAATGGCAAACTCTATTGCGCCGTGTATTACGGCTCATCTGGCGGTAATGGCGTTGGTGAGGTATTTGAGATCCTCACTGACGGTACGGTCACTGTGTTGGGTAACGCCAACATGGGGAATTTCGAGAATCGCGACACGCCCGCGCGACTCTGTTACGACCCGACGAATAACTATCTGTGGCTTGGCACTGTAGGTCAAGGCGCGCTCATTGGCGCCGAAACCTGCTCGCTGTATTACTGGGATTTTGCGTCGCCAGGCGCATGGACACTCGATTTCTCAGGCGACAACGCGTCAAGCGAAGTCGAGCAAGGCTTCGTCAGCTTGTGTCACTACGGTGGCACAATGTATGCTGGCAGCTATCAAGACGGCGGCAACAGTGGCAACGTGCTTCATCCGCGCGTCATCAAGCGCACAGGCGCGGGTGCGTGGTCAACTGTCTTCACAAAGACGAACGCGATCGGATCGAACTGGTCAAGTTTCTGCGCGATGGGCGTAGGCCCAGACAACAATCTGTATGCTGCGTTCTTCGACAACGCAGCGTCACCGTCGTCGATCATCGTGCAGTGGGACGGCGCGACCGCAACTGACATGACGAGCGGGCTTGACGCGGGCCCGTATACGACGTTCTACAACGACGGGACTGACTTTTGGGCCGCGGGTGGCGGTCCCGGGCATAGCAGCGCGTTTCAAGCGGGCTCGCTGCTGAAACTCGTTACCGGCGCGTGGACGAATCTCACGGCGAATCTTGACGGTACGCACTTTGCGTCACCGTCAATGTTTGCGTTAGAGCCGTTCGCAACGAACAGCACGCTTCACGTTGATGCAGGGCCCGATCTCATTGCGACGCCGCCTGTCCCCAGCACGCTCAGCGTTGACGCGACAGTCACGCCTGGTGTCAATAACGGCACGATTACACAGCAATGGACCCAACTGACTGGGCCTGGACTGCTCACTGTGCCAGACGCACCTACCGTCGAGCCGCAGGGCACGACAGGTGCGACGACGTATGACTATAAGATCGTTGCGATCGGTGTCGTTGGTGATCACAGTGCGCGTAGCGCCGCGACGGCGATCACGAATGGTAACGCGACACTCGACGCGACGAACTTCAATAAGATCAGTGGCCCCGGGCAAGTTGGCGCCACGGGTTACGCGATCTATCGCACCGTAGGCGGTGCGACACAAGGTTTGATCGGGTATGCGACGCCAACGGCGCTACCTGATTTTGATTGGGAGTTCAACGACAAAGGTGCGGTCGGTGACACGACGTCACCACCTGTCGTAGCAACCGCCGCACCGACGATCGTGTCTCCCACCGCTGTTGATACAGACATCACGATCACAGAGTATGTGCCCGGTGCTGTCTATGTTTTTCGTCTGACCGCGACTGATGGTTTCTATACCGTTTACGACGACATGACGATTACGGTGCCTAATCCGTTGGCACCGAAAGTGTCGAGCGGTAGTCTGCAGTTGACGTGGAGTCCCAGTCCGGATTTCGTCAACATTGCGCCTGTTGTCACAGACGACGGGTGGGGCGGATCGCTGACGTATGCGTGGGTGCAAGTCTCTGGCCCGAGCGCCGCGACGATTGATTCACCGACGGCGGCAGCGACAGACATCCATTTCCCAAACACGCAAGGTACGTGGACGTTCAAGCTCACGGTCTCGAATGGTAGCTATAGCGGAACTGGGATCTGGCGCGTCACGGTGCTCGTCGGTGGCAACGTCGATGATCAGAGCCTTGAAGATGCTGTCATTACGGTCAATGGCGTTCCGTTCGCGACGCAGATCAATTCATGCACCATCAATGAAGGCCTGAACGAGAAGCCCAGCACGTGTAGTTTTGTCGTATACAACGTCCCGATCTTCACGGGTAATAAAGTCGTCGTCACACGCGGATCGCAAAAGCTCTTTGCGGGACTCGCGATCTCTGTCGCACAGACCTACAAAGAAAAAGACACCAACCAGTTTTTCGCGCCGAATCTGATCGACTCCAGTTGGCACTTGCTGCGTCGTCGCGTGACGAAAGCGTATGTCAATCAGTCCGCGTCAGATATCGTGCTCGACTTGATGACGCGCGTGCCTGGCTTCACGACGACGAACGTGCAGACAGGGCTGCCGACGATCGCGGCGATCGAGTTCAAAAACGTCACGGTGACTGATGCGCTGTCACAAGTCGCGAAGCAAATCACCGCGCATTGGAAAGTAGACTACGACAACGATCTGCACTTCGGACTGATTGAGACAACCGAAGATCCCCTCGCGCTGACGCCTGCGCATCCGTCACTCGAAACGTTGACGGTGACGCGTGATCTCAGTCAGACCGTCAATCGCGTATTCGTTAGTTACAAGCTCATCGTCGATACGACGATCCCTGGCACGCCAGGGACGCCGGCAATTCCTGGCACGCCGGGCGTCATCCCGCCGACGCCGAGTGAATTACAGGTCTCTGATCCGACAGGGTATTCGACGTCTGGTGGGATCGCTGATGTCGGCGGTTATCACGTCAGTTATACAGGGATTCAGACACGCCCTGGTGCGAATGCCGTTTTTGGATCCGTAGGTGGATTTCCATTTCTTGGTACCCTGCCGAAGTTTAGTCCATTCACTGCGCTGTATCTTGGCGGTGTCACTGCGCTCAGTCCTCTTGGATTCAATCTTACACCGGGCGCAAACTACACGTGGGGATTCACACTCGTCACCGCGCTAGGCGAAACGCCACTCTACGGTAGCGGTTCATCGCTGACACTTGGGACATTACCGACGAATCCGCAAAATGCCGCGCTGTTGACGATCGCGGATCCCACGCCGACATTTGCGCTATCTGCGTCGAAGACCGCGCGTTATGCGCGTGTTATCCGCATCAATCTCTATCGTGTCTTCACGCACAGTCTGACACTCTACACGCGTCTTGTTGGATTTTTGCCACCGACAGGTGGTGACTTTCTTGACGCGGTCAAAGACGCCGACATTCTGTTGAGTGCGGCTCCGCCGCTCGTCAATACGGCAGATCCTATCGAGTATTGGCTCGTAGGCGTTTCTGGATTACCTGGTGATCCTGGTGCGAGCACGCCCGCAACGCCAGGCACGTCTGATACGGTGCAAGAAACGACCGTCGAATCGTTTGTGCAAGTCGATGATAGCGCGTCACAAGCGGCACTCGCTGCGTTGTTCGGCGGTGGCGATGATGGCGTTGTTGAAGGCTTCGTCGATGGCGGCTTCATCAGTCGTGAACAAGCGATCGAACTTGGGAAATCGTATCTCTCGATTCGCTCACCGATTGGTACGAATCTCGACTATCAGACGAAAGATCGTCGCACGCACCCAGGGAACGTCATCGCGACGGCGTTGCCGTCCCCGTGGGATTTGACAGGCGATTTCAAGATTCAATCTGTTACGATCAGCGGGTTTGAGAAAGACGTACCAGCCGAGTTTCGTGCGATTGCATCTCCCAATCAACAGACGATCGAGGACCTGCTCGCGCGCACGAACTCTTCCGCGTCGTCAGGCACGACGAATATCGGCGCGACTGGCGCGTCTGGACCTGCTGGCACTGTCGGGGCTCCTGGCATTGGAACGCCTGGTGCGATTGGAGAAACTGGCGCGACAGGTCCGAGCGGCCCGTCAGGTGCAGGCGCGACCGGCGCGACCGGCCCCGCAGGTGCTACTGGCGCGACAGGTCCGACGGGACCTGCTGGTGCGACAGGTCCAACAGGCGTTGGCGCGACAGGCGCTACTGGTCCCACCGGACCAACCGGTCCCACTGGCGCGACTGGTCCTGCTGGCGGTGGCGCGACAGGCGCCACTGGTCCCACCGGACCAACCGGTCCCACTGGCGCGACTGGTCCTGCTGGCGGTGGCGCGACCGGTGCGACAGGACCCACGGGTCCGACCGGACCGACAGGTCCTACAGGCGCGACAGGTCCTGGCGGCAGCGCGACGTCTCTTGGCGCACGTAACACGGTGCTCGTCGATACCGTCTATAACCCAGGCGTCGATGCTGTTTTTACGATTGAGGCTGACTCGTCTGATGGCGGGTTCTCTGCGTATCAAATTCTCATCGACGGTAGTAATCCACCAACGACAGAAGTCGGAGGACTCTACGCGCATGGCGACAAACATACCGGTACGTTTGTCGTGCGTGCGACTGAATATTTCAAGTGTGTAACTGTCTTGACGGCTGGTACGCCTGTCGTGACTGCGGCATGGCAACAATTGCCGTCTGCAGGATTCACTGGCGCTACTGGACCTGTAGGCGCGACAGGTCCAGGCGGTGGCGCGACAGGGCCCACAGGTCCAACAGGCCCCACTGGTCCTAGCGGCGGTCCGACTGGCGCGACAGGTCCCACAGGTCCGACAGGTCCAACTGGCGCAACGGGTCCAGTTGGTCTAGGATTCTTCATCAACGCAGGACACCCGCAGGGAAATCAAACAGGCGCACCTGGGGATCTCTGCATCGACTCGACGACAGGCAAGCTCTACAAAAAAGAAGGCGGCGGGAGCACTGTTTACGGTTGGTATCCGTTTGGGAACCGCTTTACGCCGTCGTTTGATTACGTCGTCTTGCTCAACGGCACATTCACGAGTCAATACGGACCTGCGGGCGTAGTTACAGGGACAACACTCGCTTATCCCGCAGCGGGTAGCATTCTCGCAGAGGGCCCATTTTTTACTGCTGCGACGGCAGCTGCGAATAACTCCACCGTCTCGATCACCGCAGCGACGTCTGGTTCCTTAAAAGAACTAGCGTTTAACTGGGATTTCGACATTAGCTATCTCATCAAGACAGACGCCGCCGCTATCACGAGTGTCCGTTATCTCATCGGCGTCGGTGTCAACAACGAAAATGCGAATACAGTCACCGCCAATTACATCGGTATGCGCTACTCGACGGACGTGCCTGATGGGGGATGGGTCGGCGTGACATATGACGGCACGCAATCAGTTACCGGAACGGTCGCCGCGATTGCGGCTGATACGACGTATCGCATTCGCATTCGCAAAGTTGGTGGTACGGTGTATTTCAGCGTGAACGACGGGACCGAAGTATCGACGACGACGCATGTACCAACGAATAACGCATATGCGAATCCCGTCTTGCGTGTCACCGCGTTAACGACGTCGGTGCGTGCGCTGCGTTACTCACGACTGCATTGTGATTACGGCGCGTAACATGAAACTTCACGTCCTTGGCTTGCCGCACACAGAGACGATCGACGAGTTCTCGTCGTGCGCCTACACACAGCGCACACGTGATTTTGCGTCGTTCATGACGAAGCAAGGCTACGAAGTCGTCCTCTATGCTGGTGAGCGCAACGACGCCGCTTGCACTGAGCACGTACCGATCATGACGCGCGCTGAGCAAGCGCAATGGTTTCCAGGCTACACGCATCGGGACATGTTCGATAACTTCAATGCGGAGTCGAAGGGCTGGACGGAGTTCAATACGCGTTGTGCAGACGCGATCTTCACCCGTGCGTCTGCGCGCGACGTGCTCTGCGTCACGATGGGCGTCACGCAACGTGACGTCATGAAGCGTCTACAAACGAAATACGCCCTCGCGTGCAAAGACTTCGATCTGCTTGTTGCTGAGACAGGCATCGGTTATAGCGGTGTCTGGGCTCCGTATCGCGTCTTTGAGTCCGCGGCGTGGCGTCATTACATGGCGTCGAAAGAACCAAACGATAATCTTCGCTGGTTCGATACTGTGATCCCGCGTGGCTATTTCACTCAGCAATTTCCCTTCGGGTTTGGTGGTGTTGATTACCTTTACCTCGGTCGCTTGATCTCCCGCAAGGGCGTGAAGATCGCGGCTGAAACGTGTCAGCGCATTGGTGCACGTCTGCTCGTCGCAGGACAAGGCGTGCAGTCATACAAGAATGGCGAATTTCTGCAGACGTTTGACGGGACGCGCCTTGAAGGAAACGTGCAATACCTCGGCGTATTGAACCCGACAGAACGCGCCGCTGTGATGGGGCAAGTGCGCGCCGTCTTTATGCCGACGTGGTATCTCGAACCCGGCGGCGGCGTCGCGATTGAAGCGCAGCTATGCGGGACGCCTGTGATCACGACGCCATGGGGTGCGATGACTGAGACTGTGCTGGAAGGTCCGCAGCGCACGGGCTTTCACTGCAGCGTCATGTCTGAGTTCGTGTCTGCCGCTGAACACGTCGAAACCCTTGATCGCGTGAAGATTCGACAGTCTGCGCAAGCCCGCTTCTCGTCGAAAGTGATCGCGTCGAAATACGACTATTACTTCAAACGCCTTCAGACGCTCTACAGTGAAGGGTGGTATCAGTGAAATTCTCCCCAGACGGTTTGCACCTGCTCGGCGGCGTCGGTGACGGTCGCATCTACATCGACGGCGTGATCCCTGACGTGATGCGCAACTTTCACGCGGGCGGGTGGGACTGGCTCGACAACGAAACGATCGTCGGTGGCGGTTCGCCTGACGACACGAAATGGTCCGTCTGGTCTTACAACCTTGTGACGCAAGTGCTCAAGCAAGTAGACGAGCGTCCGTCAAGCTGGGTTTATGCAAGTGGCAGCGGCAAGTTTGCCGTCTATCTCGCGTCGAATCCTCCGCTGAGCTATGACAGCTTGACGAAGCTGGGCGACGAGTGGAAAGACCGCGCCGCGTTTGCGATGTCTCCAGAAGGCGACGAGGTCTTCACGAATTTCGATCACAACATCCTTCTCGTGCGCAGCGCCGCGGGCACTGAAACACACTACGAAACAGGCCCTGTCTTCAATGCGCAAATGCAGGGCGGCGTCTTGTTCTGGTGCGGCATTCCGACTATTCTGCATGCCGTCGGCGCACCCAGCCCGAAGTGTCCGCAGAGCGGTGGCGTCAATGCCGTATTTACGACGCTGCAAGATGGACGCCGCTTCATCGTGCAGTGGGACAGCGCGATCAATGCCCTGGTCGTTTACGAGTGGATCTCACAGACCGTTTCTGGCGCACTCATGGGCTACACGCTGTCATTTGACGGTCTCGACTTCAATCACGATATCACGCAGCGCACGACTGACGGCATGCTGCTTGTCGGAACAGGTGTTAATCAGGGCGAAACCGGTCAGCGACTCTACGAACTCGATCTCACGAACTCGCGCGTTCGCCGTAACGGCGGTTTGTGGTCGCCACTCGTCTTGTCGAATCTCGACACCCCGCCTGTCGTGCTGCCGACGATCGAAGCGTTCGATCATGACGTCTGGGTCGCACCGTATTTCCCTGACAAGACCGCGCCAGGTAACGCGTGCATTGTCGCGAACAATCAAGACTATCGGACGGATGCACCTGACACGTCGATGATCATTGCGTCACCGACGGCACTTGCCGTCGCGGTGCCGCCAAAAGAACGCTTCTTGGGGATTTACAACGAGACGCGCTCAGGCATCACAATCGCACTCGCAGAGCAATACGACGTGCCGCTGTTCGTGTGTCAAGACAGTCCTGGACAGTTCGATCCTGGGTCACTGGCGAAACTGCGATCGAAAGACTGGCCGCTGCTTGAATGTTACTTACTGCCAGATGAAACCGTTGAGCAGTCGTATCAGCGTTGGCTGGCGAATCTGACTCAACTGCTGAGCGATTGGGAGTTCAACGTCGGACTCGCGTGGCAAGACTACATGCAGTTATGGAAAGTCACGCCCGCGCGACTTGCGCAAGCCCACAACTATCTCGGACGACTCGTGAATCTTGACAAGCGCGTGGCGCTTGTCGCGCCGTTCGCATGGAAGCGTCCCGACGGCTGTGTGGGTCCACCGTGGATTGACCCGAATACAGGCATTTACTATTACCCGTCTTCTGATCTCGCGACGTGCGTCAAGTTGATTGCCGCCGCTTCCCCAGGCATCCCAAGTGAGGCGCCCATGGTGTTGCAGATCCCGCAAGTGCAGGTCGACTCGTTCACACTCGACGAACTGAAGAACGGCAAAGAGTTCGTCGGGCACGATCCACAAAACCCGTCGATTGCGACGCGTTGCCGCGTGTGGGTCGAAAACGGATCGATCTACATGGAGATTTCGTATCCCGGACTTGGACCGACTTACGTCGGGAAGACGGGCAAGTATCGTGCGGTGAAGTAACCATGATTGACCCGACGTGGATTGACATCGTTCAGAAGATCAGCGGCGTCAGCTTTGCGACGTTCTTGCTTCTGCTCGGCGTCGCTGGTTATTACCAGAAATGGGTCTGGGGCTGGCAAATGAACGCTGCGCTTGAACGTGAGCAGATCGCGAATAAACGCGCAGAGTATTGGCAGAATCTCTACTTGACGCGCGTCGTCCCACTGGAGAAAACGGTGGAGAAAATTTCTGGAGTGACCGCGTGAGCGCGTTTCTCAAGAGCTTCTGGCAGTACCTCGCCCATGAACGTCTAGGCTATCGACGTGCCGATCGTCCGGTGATCCCGAATCTGCCAGACGACGAAGCGATCCGATACGCCGAAATTACACGCCTTGAACGCCTCGAAGCGCAAGTGCGTTACATGGATGCCAATTTGGATCTTGTGCGCGCAGGCAAACTCCGTGGAGGCAGTGCATCATGATCGCTGTGTTGATTTTTCGATGGTTGTATCTGATTCTTGTCGCTGTTGGATTCTTCGTGAACTACGGCGAGTTTCGGGCTGCACGCATCGTGTATAACACGTTGGTCATGAATCGTATTAACGGCGCCCGTCAGGTGCTCGCGTCACATTTCGTGCGCAAAGCATTGATGCTTGTCGGGATTCAGTTTTTCTTGATCATACCTGCGATCGTTGGCATTGCTGCGTTACCGCGTCACGAGGGCCCAAGCAACCTCAACGTCAATGGCTGGATTCTGATTGCTACGCTTGCACACATGGCCGCTGTGCTCTGTTTGATGCTTATGGCGATCATGTCGTGGTACGACCGCACACTTGCCATGAACATGATTTCGTCGGACATCTCTCACGAGCGCGACGACGCCATCACGAGCATTCGCATTGAACTTAACGACGTTGCCGACGAACTCCGCAAATTGCGTGAAGACAAGAAGGGCGCATGACGTTTCATCAGATGTTCGTGCGTCTCATCGACGTCGAGGGCGGATATGTCAATGATCCGAATGATCCCGGCGGTGAAACGAAATACGGGATCAGCAAGCGATCATATCCGACGCTGGACATCAAGAATCTGACGCTCGACGACGCAGAAGCGATCTACTTGCGCGACTTCTGGACACGCATCGCGGCTGACAAATTGCCAAGCAGCGTCGCGTTTCAAGTCTTTGACTTCGCTGTGAACTCAGGCATTGAAACAGCGGTGCGCAAACTGCAGGCCGCGATCGACGTCGCAGACGACGGCTATTGGGGCCCGGTGAGCGCCGCCGCAGCCGACGCGATGAGTGAAGCCACGCTCATTCTACGACTCACGGCACAACGTCTGCGCTTCTGGACGAAGCTGAAAAACTGGTCCTCTGCCGGCAAAGGCTGGATCAATCGCGAGGCCACAAATCTCGATTACGCGTCACTCGACATTACGCACCCAGGAGACTCTCAGTGAAAACGACACTTGCTCTGTTCTTCGTCGCATTTGCCGCGGCATGCCCGTCGCCCGCGCCTGTACCTCAGCCGCCGGTACCCTCGACGTATCGTCTGCAGATTTATGTGCATGACGACGCAGACGATTCCCCGCTGGTCGCAGCGCGCGGCTACAGAGACAACGTGCCTGCTGAGAACCCCAACATGGGCGGGTCCCCGTTCACGCTTGGGAGCGACGCTGGGGCCGCGTGGCAGCTATCAGCGCAAGACTTCAACGTGTGCGCACTCGACGCTGGTTACAGTCTTGAATGCGCCCCGGTTCCCCTGCACGCGAATCTGACGCTGACAATCAAGCTGAAGAAACTACCGACGCCGACACCGCCTCCGCCGCCAGTCGAGTCGCCCGCGACGTGGACGATCGAGCAGTTGAAAGACTTGCAGGGCGACTTGATGATCTGGGCCCCCGACGTCGGATGTTCACCCGAAGCGCGAATCGACTGCGGCAGCGCACACGGATTGCAAGCGGGATGGGTCTGGTCACTCACTACGCCGCGTTTCTCGGCTGAGAATCGACAGAAGCTCTATGCTGACGCCAAGAAGTTTGGTTATACGCATTACGCGATTGACGTTAACGCCTGCGAGATCGGCGGCGGATATCACAACATCATCCCTGTGACGACATGCGACGGCTTTGACGACGCCATCAATACAACGCTGAAAGAGATCGTCGCGCAGCATTTGATTCCTGTCTGCGCAGGCATCACGCAAGATGCGCCTGTCGCACCCGGCGTCGATCGATCGCTGTGCCCAATCGTCATGGACGATTGGGACAACACGCATCAGAAAGATTGTCACGTCAAAACTTTGGCGCAGACGTTCCCGAATGCGTTGATTTACGTTGAGATGCCGCAGGGCGTGAACCCGCAGGGCGTATGGTCCCCGTCGCCTGACGCGTGCTCGCCATCCCCGTTCCCTGTGTCAGGCGGCGACTGGATCCGCAATCTGCAGCGTCAGTATCCCAACTTTACAGGCGTGCTCTATGAGACGTCAGGGCCTGACGGCGTTGACGCACAAGTCGCTGATCTCGTGTCCTGGAATCCGTGGTTCCGCGATTTGCAGCAAGTCGTCTTTGAGACCGATACGTATTGGAAGTTCTGGAATGGCTGGGACGTCAATGCGCAAAAGACGATGAACGATGCGATACGCGCGAAAGCCCCATGGACACTCGGCTATTTTAGCGGCGGCACGTCGCATCCGCCAGTGCAGGGTTCACAGTCAGGCAGCGGACATTTCGAGGGTGAACTATCAGGCGATCAGATTCAAGTCGTTGATGCCGTTGATTTCAGACAGTGGCCTGTCACGAGTCAGTTGACGAACGTGACGATCGGGCTTGATGGCGTCTATCTGACGTTTGACAAACAAGACACATGGCCTGAAATCTCATTCGGTGTGCAGTATTCGCTAGGCATGTGCTTGAACATTAACAGTCAGTGGTACTGCAACGCGCCGATTGAACTCTGGAAGGGCTTGCCACGTTCTGGCGGCGCGATTCAAGCGCAAGACATCAACGGCACAGGCATCGGGCAGATCGCGACGAATTGGTGGTATGCGCCACGCTGGGGCATTCTGCAGAACAAGAACCCGGCACCCAACGAGCAGATCGGTATATTTGCCGTGGCGGGCGACGCGCGTAACGGCATCAACAATCCCCAAGAGCGCACGAACATCGTGCTTGTGAGGCTGCCGCCTCCTAATACTGCGGCGACGTTCGTCAAATGAGTCGCTTTACGACGCCGCTGGAACTCGAATACATCGACGGTCGAAACTGGAAGCTGACCGCGGAGTTTGACTTTGCCAGCGACACACTTGAACGACTCGTGTGCGTGCCTGTCGGGTTCGTCACTGACTTTGCGTCGATCCCGCGCGTGTTGTGGCCATTCTTGCCGCCAACAGGACCATACGGGAAAGCGGCTGTCATTCATGATTTGTTGTATCGACATCCGTGCATGTTTTCGCCGTGCGTGACACGCGCACGCTGCGACGGCAGTTTGCTGGAGGGAATGGAGGCACTACAGGTCAATTTCTTCGTTCGCTGGATCATCTACCTCGGTGTTCGTCTCGGAGGCCATTTCGCTTATCAAGGAGATCACACATGAAGTCACGTTCACTGTTCGCCGTCTTCGCGCTTGTCGCATTGCTCGTTGGTCCCGCGTGCTCGCACGCGCCGTCGTCTGTCGTCACGCCGCAGGGCAAAGCGGCGTTTGCCGCCGATCAAGTCGTCACGCGTCTCGCAGAGATCCAGAACGCGGTGATCGTCGCCGCGACGCCTGACGCGGCGGGCAAAGTTGCGATTGCCAAACCGCAGGCCGATATCATTGTGGGATTCATCGTCGATGCCGCGAAGATCATCAAGCAGACGCCCAACGGGTGGATCGCGTCAGTCAGTCAGGCATGGACACTCGCGAAGAAGCGCATCCCGGCGGCGACGTTGCCGAGTGTGCAGGGCTACGTGCTCGCGATTGACACGCTGTTGGCGGCGTCGGGCGGCGCCCCGCTCCCCTGAGTCGCCGGCGCGATCGGAAGCGACGTCACAACAACGAAGCGATTTACGAGTTTCAAAGGAGTCAGTTCATGAACCCGATTTTGTTGCAGGCGATCATCACTCAGTTCGTTGCGCCCGAGATCCTAGCGATCATCAAGAAGCATCACGAGACGACGGGCACGCTGCCGACGGACGCCGAAGTCATCGCGCAGTTGAACACTGACGCTGACGCGCTGATCGCGCGTGGGCAGGAGTTCTTGGACGCGTCGGCGTCACAGAGCTAGAAAAAGGACACGTCTTCGGGCGTCGTCCCTAAGGCGACGGCCGCTTCTTGCGTGATCTGGGCGCGCGGGGAGTGGTCGTCGTCTTTTTTATTGAGTTCAGCCCGCATGCGCGTGATGCGATCTCGAAAGAACTGCGGCGTTTCGACGTCATCAGGCCAATCGTGCAACGACTCTTCTAACGCGCGCATATCGCGTTTGATTTGATACAGCCGTCCGTCTTCGCCGGGCTGAATGTCGTGCCACCACTCCCACGTATACGTGTGCAGCGCAGGCGCGTCAAAGAGCGTCTGTTCGTCGTCGAGCTTCGACCCTCGAGTCATATAACAGCATTGTAAGAAATGAAGACGCTGGAAAATCTAAGGAATTTGAGGAAATCGCTCAGAACGTCTCAGGATTCAATATGAGCGCGTCAGTCTGCGGGCTATCTAGCAAGTCGAAGTCGCTGTCGTTCGCTTGCCCTGACGAATCCTGACAAGCGTGAAACGCGTGTCCCGGGGACCAGGACACGCGTTTCGCCTCGGTCTGTCACGTCAACTGCACGTCGAGTCGTCGAATGTCGATGACGGCGCGCAGTACCGCTCTGTCGCGCTGTAGTCTGACGCGCTGCGCGCTGACGAGCTTGCGTCGCGCATCGAGTGACACGATCTCGTCATCGGCGGCGCTGAGCTTCTCCGCATTTTCTTTCATGCGGTAGTCGATCTCGCTGCTCGACAAGTGGCGAATCTCGTGGCTGAACTCGACGTCGCGCAGTTGTGCCGCGCTGGGCTTTCTGACGATTGTTTTGGGCGTCTTCTTCATGGGTCTGGGTCCTCAAAGAATCGACGGTGAATCCGTCTTTGGTCGCGTCTGTCGCGTGCTCACGGAGCCATTCGTGGCTCACGTAATCGTATTTGCGTTTGTTGAACAACCACATAGAAATCTCCGGGCTCGATAGCCGTTGCGCCTGTCGTTGGCCCCGATAGTTGTCGTGAGGACACCCGGAGATCGTGTGTGCTACATGTCGGACGGTTCGCTGCGCGACTCGCCGTCGATCGTGTTGGGATCGTTGACAGCCTCGCCAGCGTTCGCAGGATCGGGATGCTCGTCTTCGTGGTCGATCTTGATCTTCTTGCCGCCGCCGAAGACGTCGTAGAGCATGGCGCACTGCTCACGCACCGCGATGTCCGTCACGCCCAACTGCGCGAGGTTGTAGACACCCCACGAATACGTGCCGTCCTGCTGTGATGCCGTGGTGAACGAATACATCCGCGCCCACGCCGGCGGGTTCGGCAGAGTCACGTTGTCGAGCTTGATCGGCAGCCGAAGGAAGCTGTTCAGCTTCTTCGCGATCTTGATCTGCGACGACGACAGGGACAGCGCGACGAACTCCTGCTGGTCGACGAGCCAGATCACGTAGTCGTAGAACAGCGTCGCGACGGGCTTCACGCGCTTGCCGTTGGTGTCCTGCGTGAAGTTCATGCGCGGGTCGTTGATCGGCACGTCGAAGTCCACGATCGTCTTGCCGTCGCCTGCGAACTGCATGCCGCGCGACCCCAACTGCGCGATGACGACGAACTTGAGCGGACCGCGTCCGTAGATTTCGCCGCTCAGATCGTTGAACATGTCCAGTTCGTTCAGCCCCTGAATCTGCAGGGGATTGTCAGGCTTGCGCTGTGCGCTGCCCGCCTGGCAGATGCGCAATCGGGGCGGCTTGACGTCGCCTGCGCCAATGTTCTCAGTGCCCTGTCCTGCGCGCTCGACGAGATCCTGAGGCATGCTGGCGAGTGCGCCGCCTGTTTTTGGCGCCGCGGGTGTCAGTTTGTTGTCTGTCGTCATGGTGTGTGCTTTCTGTGTTGTATCAGGCTCAGAAGAACGCGCAATCGCCGCCTGTTCACGTTGCGCGCGTCGCTCACGATTCAATTTCGCGAAGTCGACCATTCGACGCTCAGTCTACTCGACTTTGTGGGCTTGTTCAATGTGAAATCTGTAGCCCGTCAGTCGCTCTAAGTGCGCTTCGACGTCAGGGATCGTCTTGATGTCGTGCGCGTCGAGTTCGTCTGGCGGCGTCGCTTTGACGCCGGTAATTGTCGTCACGGTTTTCGCACCGAGCTTGACGACGATCTGAAATCGGATGTTGTCTGGCATTTTTCTCCTCCATTAAACGAATCAAGCGCGCAGACGAGCAAGTGAACATTGTGACAAGGCCAACATTCCCCACGTGGACTCACGAGCAGCACTTTTGCGGGCCTTATCCGCTGTGCGAACGCTGCAAAGTCTCACCACTTGCATGGCGCTGCGTTCCTGTGAGTCGTCCGATCCACTGTTATCCACGCTGACTGCGTTACAGCGTGGCGCGCTTGAACTTAGACCGTATGCCCGTCTTCAATGAACACGCTGACGTCTGCCGCGTCTTTCGTCACGTATTCCATGAGAATCTGACCACCCGCGGTCCGCGCTTCACTCGCAATCAGCGCGAGGCTGTCATCGTCAAGTGCGTTGCCGTTCTTCACGAGCAGCAAGCGCAATTTCGGATGCAGCGCGAACCCGATCGCGACGCTGACGCGAATCTGCTCCGCGGTGCTCGCTTGCTTGAACGGCACATTGTTGAACGTCACGCCGCTGTCAGACAGACTGAGCCCAGGCACTGGAAACTGCGCCGCGTCGAGGGCGGCCCGTTTCGCGGCCTCAGCTTCGTCGATGATGAGCCCTTCATCGACGGCGCGTGCAAAGAGCTTTTTCGCCGCCTCGTTCGCATCCATGAACGCGCGATTGGCGCGCACACGCTGATTCGTCGTGTTGATGTCTGCGAGCCGCTGATTGATGCTGCTGACGTCGGGCACGGCTTCTGCCGTCTTCTCGACGTGCTGTTGTTGCACCGTCAACAACGTGTCTTTCTCCGCAATCGCGGTTTCGCACAACGAGACCTCGCGCTGTGCGTCGCTCAGTTGGGCTTGCAGACGCGCGACGCGATCGACGCTCGCGACTTTCTTTGACATCAGATCGTCGCGCTGTCGCTGCACGTCGTCACGCGCAGTAACGGCGTCACGGGCGAGCGCGCGGAGTTCTTCGGCGCGTCGAAGCTCAGCGGCGATTTCTTCCGCCGAGATTTCAGCCGTAGGCGCGTCGTCGAATGTCGGCATCGACGTCAGCACCGCGACCGCGTCTTTGTGCTGCCGATTCAGTTCTGCACGCCGCTCGAATGCCGCTTTGCGCGTCGCTTCGTGCGCGCTGACGTCGAGATTGACGATCTTGCGCAAGATGTCTTCTTGCGGCTTGGGATCGAGATTCACGAACGCCATCGGGTCAAATGTCATCTTGCCGATGAGCTTGTCGAGAATCGCTTGCGGCGTGCCCTGCGTGATGCCGTCGGCGTTGCGCACGACGAGACGCGATTTGACATCACCCCATTTGTGAGTCGCGCACTTCTCCGTGTGCATTTGATCGTCGCCCACGATCGGCATATCGCCAGGATGCGTCACGCCGCAATCGCATGGAAGGTGATCGCGTGAGAACTCGCGACGAATCTTCAGGTCGCCCAAGTCAAGCTCGACGAAGCCTTTCGACTTGCCGACGTGGATCGGTTCAGCGGGACAGAGTGCTGCGCCGCCAAGCGCCATCGCGACGCAGTTGACAGCACTTGACTTGCCGGCGCCGTTCTTGCCGCCGATCATCAGCAATGACTGATCGGCAGACCAGTTGATCTCAATCGCAGACAGTCGGAGAATGTTCTGCGCTTGCAGTGAGACGACGCGTAGTGACGTGCTCATGGCTTGATGCTCCTGTTCACCGACTGCCACAAGAACAGCCGGTCGATGATCGCGCGCCTCATGCGCGCATTGGCGCCTCCGGACTCCATGTGCGCGTTGTGGAAAATTTCCTGCATTTCGCTGTCCTGCAGGGCTTGTTCCAGTTCTTCACGCGACATGATGAGCACAGGCGGCCCAATGCTCGCTTTGGCCTCGTCTTGCCACTTCTGATCGCCGCGTGGCTTCTGAACGTTGTTCTCCAGCCGGTGCATGAAATCGTTCACAAATCGGTCCCTTCTGACGCGGCACGCGTCACGCTTTCGTCTACGACGTCCTGTTTCATTTGCGTGAACACGATCGACGTCTTCACGTAGATTTTCGTTCCCGGCAGTTCCGGCTCGCCGTTGAGCAGACGTTCTTTGTTGAGCGCGTTGACACTCGCCCATGCGGGTGCGAGCAGACGTTCCAGCCCGTTTTTCATGTAGTGTTCGCGCAAGACGTCGCGATCCTCGAATGTCGTATACGGCTCGCTTGACACACGCAGCGTGTCACCTGTGACGAGACGCATCATGTTTGGCGATGCGCCGTATTCGCCCCAGCCCGCGAACTCGCGCTCTTGTGTATCGATGAGCAGCTGGGTGGCGGCTTCAAGTTCCATGTTCAAGATCGACGCCTGCGCGTTGAGTTCTGCTTGTCGCTGACGCAACGTGCGATAGTGCTTCGCGAGTGCGACCGCCGGCTGTTCATGCGTCGTCTCGTTGAACTGATCGCGCAGTTTCGTTTTGACCTGCTCGACGCGCTCTTGATACTGTGCCGGCTCTGTGCTGCCAAGCTTAGTCAGCTTGTGCAACACACCGTCATATTTGCCAGGGGCTTTTTTCGCCACGTTTTAATCTCCTTCTCTCGAATCGTGCCTTGCTAGGCGACAGTTTGCCAAATCCGCGCCAATACGACGGCGCGTGTGGATGATCGTTGTTGCACCATCGACGCGCGAACGCGCGATAGACGATCTTGTCTGGGTGCGTCTCGCAGGTGTACCAGATGCCGACTCCACGTCGATACATCTTGCCGTTGCTGAACATCTCCGCGTTGCTGCGCGGGTAGCGTTGACGTCGTTGCTTCATGGCTTTTCGACGTTGAGTTCCAACGTCCCTGACAGTGTGCCAAGTGCGCGCCCGAATGCCGCCATACGCTCACCGTAAAGATTCGTGACGAATGTGAGACGCGCCGGGCCGTCGAGTGGAAAGTCTAAGCGCACGTCGACCGTTTCTTGTGGCATCTCAATGCCTTGCGCTTTCAGCGCGTCGTAGAGCGTCGGCGTCGATTTGATGACGTAGACCATAAGTGCCTCACTTCAACCGTAGACGAGTTCTCCGAAGCACGCATATTGCACGATGGTATCGGCCATCGGCCCGTCAAGATTCTCAGTGTCGAGCACGTTGTCACCAGCGTTCAGCGCGACGAGGACGCCTTGCTTGATCATCGTGCGTGTGATGCGACGAGACGTCTGTTTATCGTCGTCACGCTCGATTAGCGTCACGCTGAAAAGACGTTTTTGAGCCGTTGTAATCGGTTTCTGTGATTTCAGCCCAGTAGCCGATCCCGTGCGTGTGCCCAGCGTCGAGCGCAGTTTCAAGCACGCGACTCGCGAAATCGTCTGTGACGTCGATCGCGGTGACACGAATGTCGGGTATCTTTTTGACGCTCATGACCGCACCGCCTCACGTGTCAAACGCTGAGCGACGAGTGCTGTGATTTGCGCGAGTGTCAGACAATCTACGTTCCCACGACCGTGGCCGGGCGACGTATCGCCGCCCGGCGTGCAGTGTTTCGTATGACAGACGCCGCAACGATTATTCGTGCAGCGTCCAGCGTCGCGTCTTGTGTCGTTGCCGCAGATTTCGCAGGTACGCATTAGCGCACCCCTTCACGCGCGTTGTGCGCGTCTGCGGGCGACTTCGCGCTGACGTAGACAAGACTCGACTTCGCGCGTGTGATCGCGACATAGCAGATGTTTCGTTCTTCGTCGCTGTTGTTGCGCAGCGTGTCTGCCAGAATGAACACGCGATCGGCTTCAAGACCCTTCGCTTTGTGAACTGACGAGCACGTGATCATGCCGGCGGCGCCGAGGCCGTCGTCAGTGAACAGGGCGGTAATGCGCGACTCGACTTCTTGCACGTTCGTCGCGTTGTCAGTCAGCGACGTCAGCATTTCGGCTTGGTCGCTGATCGCGTCGAAACGCTGCATATACGTCGCGTTCTGTGACAGATCGCCCTTGCCCTTGAAGCGCGCGAGCAGGCGTTCTTTCTCTTTCTCTTCCCACGCGCTGATCTTCTTGAGTAAGTCAGGGATGCTGCGCGACTTGAACTTTCTGATCAGACCGATGAGACCCGCGCCGATGTCGCGTCCTGCGATGCGCGTGCGCTTGCCTGCACGAAGCAAACTCATCGCGACAGACACGAGCGGCGCATTCACGCGCGACAGAATGAAGTCACCCGCGCACGCTTCTGACGTCAACTTCGCTTCTTCAAGCGTGCTGACGCTGCCTTCGGGATTCGACTCGCCTGCTTGAAAGTCAGGCACGTAGTATTGCGCTTCGCGGACGATACTCTGCGCGCAGCGATACGTGATGTTGAGCGGCAGTTCGATCGCGTCGAGAGACGACTTGAGGCGGTCAATCGAGCCGCTGTCAGCGCCGCGAAAGCCGTAGATCGCTTGTTTGTCGTCGCCCACGACCGTGATGCGACCGCGGCAAATGCCCTGCGCGATTTCAAGCTGTGCCGCGGTCATGTCTTGCGCTTCGTCGACCACGACGTCATCGCACATGGGGTGCAGCCAGCCGTTACGCACGGGCAAGAAGATCATGTCGCTGCCGTCAATCCCCGTCTTGACAGGCTTTTCATTTGCGGCAAGCGCCATCGCTTGCGCGGCTTTCGTGCAGACATACTCGACGCCGAATCCGTCGCGTGACCACGCGTCTTCGGGTTCACACTCGAATTTTATCGCGATGTCAAGCAACTGCTCGCCAGTCGTCGCGTGCGGCGCGAGATCGTTTTCTCTGTCGCGCGTGAACGCGACTTTGACGTCAGGCCAGAACCGCTTGACGCACGACAGTCCGATCGCGTGCAGCGTCTTGACAGTGACGTTGAACCCGACGAAACGCGTGATGAGTTCTTCGGCAATATTCTTGTTGAACGCGCAGATGACGATTGAGCGCGTCGCGTTCGCTTGAAGCAAGCGCATGACGGCCTCGACGATCGACGTCGTTTTGCCCGTGCCCGCGCGAGCGCGCACGATGAGATGACGGGTGCCGGTGACGAACTGACCGAAGAAGTTTTCTTGCAGTGAGGACCAAATGCGTGCCATGTCGTTGTGGCTCCCTGTGTCTACGTGCGTCGTATCATTGCGACGTCAGTGACAAGACAGATTCTAACGGCTCTATCAAACGAAATGCAAGCGTTTTCTTAAGTGCTTGAAAATCAACGACTTACAGTCTTGCAACTGAACCCAGCGACATACGTGCGCGACTGGAAATAGAGCCAAAAGTTATAGCCCCACGACTCGCCGGACCAGCGTGCGGCAGTGAACTTGATCCGTCTGACGCGCGTCTCTGTGCCGTTCGGTCCGTGGTGCGTCGGGTGCCCCGTAAAACGGTGTGGCCATTCGATGAAAATTGACAGACCAAACGCAAGGACAATCGTGCTGAACGCCAGCGGGACGACTTTGAATCTCATGCGTCTTCTTTCAATGCGCGAATCCACGCTGCCGTTGTCCAATTCGCGATGTCCGCTTTGCCGCGTCGTCCTGACAGTATCACGTGATCGATCGTCTTTTGACCCTTCGGCCCTTGCGCGACGAAATCGAAGTAACTGACTGGGTGTTTCTGATTCGGTCCATAGACGCGATCACCTGCTTGTAAGAACTTTCGCAAGCTGTAGTCATACGACACATTGATGTTGGTGTGTGACGCGCTGAAGTCGAGTCCAAATGAGCCGGTCCCAAACGTGCCGCCGAAGAAGATTGCGGCGTCGGGCGACGTGCCCGGCTTCAGCAACGTGAGCGCGTCACGACGTTCTGACTTCGACTGGCCGCCAGAAATGCCGCTGACGATCATCTGTGGGAATTTCTTCTTCACCGCAGCGAGCATGCGTTCCAATTCAGGCTTGAAACGCACCCAAGTCACGACTTTCAGTTTGGGATCGTGCTCCAACTGCTGACCGACGAGATAGAGCAGCGTATCAAGCTTTTCATGTCCGATCTCCCGCACACTCGCCGTCTGTGTCACGTCGTCGTCGAGTCCCAAGTCTGCGATGCCACCGAGAAACCCGCTCGTGATCTGCGCGAGTCGCATGATCTTCGTAATCGCTTGCTGCGCGACACTCGCGTTACCGCACTCAAGCTCAACGACCATTTCATCACGCATCGTCTGGTAAAACTGCCAGGTCTTCGGCGTCAGCGTGACCGGCACGGTGACAGGCGGCAATTTCTCCGGCATGTCTTTGCAATCTTTCTGCAGCCGTCGAATCGTGTAGGGTGCAAAGCGACGCTGCAGATCGTCGAGATTGACCCATCCGATCACTTGTGTCGGACGTCCCCCTTCAAAGACGATTTGCCCATTAGGCTTCTTGACTTTTACGGCGCCGACGCGAAAGCCACCCATCTGCGCGTAGCGTGCGCGATAGTGCGTGATGTATTTGCAATCAAGCACACTGTCATGCAGCATGTTGCCTTGCGCGAATAGATGAATCGGCGTGTCCATCGGCGTGCCGTTGAGCAGCACGACGCGTCCACACTTCTTGCGCAGTTCGTAGCACGACTTATACGTCTCTGACTTGTGATTCGTGATCGCGCTCGACTCGTCGAGAACGAGCAACGTTTTCGGCGTGCAGTAAGGCAGTAACGCTTTGAGCGCACTATCGACACGCTGCTGATCTTTCGTGATGTAGGGACACACGAACTCGTAATTGGTGACGATCCACTTGAGCGACGTAACGACACTGGGCGATGTATTGCTGCTTTCTGATGGGATTTGCCAGCGCCATTGACGCATGTCGGAATGATACTCCGTGATCAGCGCAGACGTCTTCATCCACAAATGCTTTGCGAGTTCTCCGCCCTCGGGATCGAACCAGACGCCGCGCACTGGGGCCGGCGCGACAACGATGACACGATTGATGACGCCTGCTCGATACAAGAACTGCGCGGCGTCAATGACGATCTTCGTCTTGCCTGTGCGCATCTCAGACGTAATGAAGAGATACGGATGGTCAATCAACGTCTGCGTGTCTTCGACTTGATGCGCAAACGGTGGCAGACGCGCGTCAGAGAAATCGAGGCTCATTCGTAACGGTCTTTCGAGATGCCTTCAGTTGTCAAGATGACGACGTGTTGATCGATGACGAACGTTTTGCGCGGGATGTTTGCGCCGACGCCTTCTTTGATCAGTTGATCAGCGCGCGTTTTCTGTTCAGCCACGGCATTCGCGTAGCGTCGATTCAACGCCTCAGACTGAGACTTCAATTCCGAAAGCTCAATCTCAGCGGTGAGCCATTTTTTCACGGCCTCTCTGATGTCACGCATCACGACATGCCTCCTTGCGCAGGTAGCGCCTTGACGACAAGCGTACCTGGCGGCGTCTCAGCGTCGATTTCCCAAATCGCGGCATACATGCGCGCGTTGAACGGGAAGTCGCAGCCGTGCCGTTCACGGTACCCGGCGTTCAGCGACTCGACGTCAGCGGGCGCCACTTTCGCGCGCCAGTCTGTGAGCGGCACACGCGCAGCGAGTAGGGCTTTTCGCTGCGCGAAATAGGATTCAAGCAATTCGTTCAGTGTCATGCGAGCTTGCGCGCCTCCACTTTCGCGTCGATCTTTTCGATTTCCGCTTTGATGCGCCCGACAGAAGCGCCAGTATAGAGGATCCCTTGCTCTGCACGCGTTAGAAACTCTTTACACGCGCGATAGAGTTCCAGCGTCACGCACGCTTCAGTGCGCTTGTCATTGAACAGCGCATACGTGCACTCGAAATATTTGGCGACGAACGTGGCGACAGCACGAGCATAGCAGCGGATTTCCCACTGCGCCGTGGGCTCCATCCGTAGTGTAAGAAACGCGAGCCAGTTGCGCAAGTTCGCTGACGCGCGCATGCGTGAATACTGCGCGACAGGGATGACCATGCGGGCGACTTCACGCGCGACGCCGTTAAGCAGCAACGTCTGATAGACCTGCCGCATGTCGCGCTCAGCTTTGTCGATCATCGCTTGCGCGGCCTCAGCTTTGAACTGACTGAGGCCCACTTCTGATCCCTGCTTGTTCGTCTTCGACTGCGCTGAGCGCATCAATCGTGTGATGCTTGGCACATAGAACATGTCAGGCAATTCGGTGTAGCGCGCCGACAGTTCGTTGTAACTCTGCGTGCGATGACGGTGCCACTCGCGAAAGACGAAGATCGGCGCCTGAATTTCGAGTGTCAGCCCCGCCATTTCAAACGGGGTGCCGTGGTGATTGTTGTAGAGATATGCGAGGAGCTTTTCGTCGCCGGGAATCACGCCAAAGCCCTTACATGCCGGGCACCGAATCAACATCCCGTCAGATGTCTTGGCGGTCCCCAGCGAGGTATCGCCCTTGCCGCACGCTTGACATTCAAATGGACCCCAGCCCACGAAACCCTTGTCCGTGCTCATGCGCGCGGCTTCGATGATCCGTTCGTCGCTGCCCCACGTCTCGATCAGTCGCACGTAGCCGATCGTATCGAGCACGGGGATTTCTTCTGTCTGCTTGGGGATCATAGTTCGATACCTGCGTTGATGCAGTCAGGACGCGTCGCGATCATCGCTGACGCGACGGAGAGTCCGAGCAGATAGCCGCGTTCGGTCGCGTTCTTCGCGCCTGCAATCTTTTTGAGCACCCGCAGACGCATAAGGCCTGCTGATCGTAGTTCGTTGAGCGCCGCAGCGTTTGACGGCTCAGTGACAATCGTCTCTAACGCCGCTTCGATAAGTCCTGACGGTGGTATGTTTTTCATGTCAGTCCGTCCAATTTGACGCGTTACGATTGGGATACTTCTCGTCTTTGATGCACTCAGGACACGCCGACTCAGGCTGAATCGGCACCTTGTGACGCGGACAGAGTTTGACGCGTGTGCGCTCCAGTCGTGCGATCTCGAAATCGAGGTATGTGCGCGCTTTCTTCAAATCCTCGATATGCGTTGAGAGATCCGGATGTCCCTCGACGAATCGACGTTCACTGTCGCCGTTCGTCGTCACGTCAAGTTTCGCCGGCTTCTTGCCCGCGCGACAGATGTATTTAACGGCGTTGCCGAGGCTGAAGTTGAGGCCCCACGCTTCGATCACTTTGATCGCCTCGTATAAGTTGGATGACCCGCCGTAATGTGACGGACGGATCTGTTCAGACTCGATCAGATTGACAGTGAACTCGGGCGCTTGCGCCATGAAAAACTCCAGATGTGAAACGCGTTACTGCAACGCGCCAACCATTCCATACGCTACGACGTCGATGTCTTCACCGTCTGCAATAAGGACAGAACGCTCGCAGACAGGCGACGTCGGATCGAAAACTTTATACCACGAGCCGTCACTAAACTTCGACGTCAGCGGGTTATACACGCCATTCGTCAGACGAAAAAGATGGTAGGCGATCCACTGACGATCACTTGTTGTGCCGAGTCTCACCAAGACGTGTCTCCAGGGCATCTTCCAGCAATCGCGACATGCTCTTGCCGGTGCGTCGCGATTCGTCTTGAAGACGTCTCTTCATCTCTTTCGTGATGTTTGAGCCGACGAAGCCGTACCGGTCGCCGCGCACTTTGCGCGGGCTATCGTTGTAGCTGACGCCCGCTTTACGAAGAATCTGATTGATGCGTGTGCGCGTGACGCCAAAGAACGACGCAAGCTGTGCCTGTGTATGGCCCTTCTTGTATCGATCGACGATCTGCGCGTCACGCTCGGTGTTCTTTACCATTCTTCGTCTTCTCCGTCGAGATCGTCTTCGTCGTCAAGATCCTCGAGATCGTCTTCGTCGTCCAAATCTTCGTCATCTTCTTCGACGCGGAGATCGTCATCTTCTTTTGACGTCATCCAGCCGGTAATACGCGATGAGCCTGATCTCCGAGACACGTCCAGCCGGGACGTTGACGGCGCGCGAATAGTTCAACATAAGGACCTCCACTTAGCTGCTCGACCAAATCGTAAAACGCCTCAGGCTTCTGCGAGTGCAGTCCGACAGGTGCTTCAAAGACTGAACGGACACTCTTTGTCAGCACGTCAGGACGCCCCACTCGTTGCGACGAGACAGACTTCGTGTTCCGCTCTGACGATACGCCCCATGCCGAAAAAGCGTTTGCCATTCGGCGTTAGCTTCTTCCACACGATCTCAGTCTTGAGTTCAAAATCCCACGCATCAATCACGGCCATCGCTTCGCGCTGCATCGCGGCGACACGCCACAGAAACAGGATACTGCTTTCGTAGAGCAGCGGCAGTGGAAATGCCATGATCTCAACGATGCTCATTAGATTGTAGTGCGCAATCGCACCGCGTCCATTGCCAGGCAATTGATCACGAAACGGCCACGGCGGATCTGCGACGATGACGCGATAGCGTTCAGTCAAAACAGCGTCTCGTCAGGAATATCTGGATGACTCAACATGTCTTCAAGTGTTTTACGATCTTCGACCCATCCACACTCGTGACAGCCCCACGGACCAACAGCCTCCATGCCGACGCCGTTGTCAACTTCGTCGCGCTCGCACTCAGCGCCACAGTTGGGACACTTCATTTCGTGTCCTCTTTCTTCGGCGGTTCGATCGCGCTCAGCGGCACCCAAATGGTCACCTCGACGAACGCGCCATCGTTCATGGGTGCGACATTCCCAATGCCTGTGTAGCCTTTAGAGCGCACGAACTCGCGATACTGTTCCATACGACGTTTGATGACTTGCCGTTCGTCGTAGATGTTCATAGACGTACCGCCATTGCGACAGTAATGAAGTTCTGTCCGTCTGCGAGTAGCACTGCGGCTGACGGCCCGCCCATTTTCATCTCAATCGACGCGTTGTCAGCGCAGTCGAGAAAATCAATGATCGCTTGCGCTTGCACGTTGACGCGCGTCGCAGGACCAGCGTAGGTGACGGCGACGTTTTCAATCGCATCGCCAAGTTCGTTGTTCTTCGCTTGCACTTGCAGAATGCCGTCACTGACGCTGAAGTTGACGATCTTGGTATCACCAGCAACGGCTGACACCCGTTTCAGCGCCGCATTGAGCGCGTCCCGCGGCGCCGTCACGATCATGTGATTCGACTGCGGGATGATGCGCTGATAGTTTGGGAACTGCCCGTCAATCATGCGTGACGTGATCGTAGCGGCGTCTGTCGAGAAAAAGAGCACATTGTCACTGTGCGAGAAGCCGTAATCGTCAGCGTCGTCTGCGATTAGATTCTCGATCAGCTTCGTCGGCAGAATGACTTGATACTGCAGCGGATCGCCGGGAAATGCGCCTGTCGCGACTGCCAGCCGTTTGCCGTCTGTCGTGACGAGTGCGAGTGTGTTCCCTGACAGCACCAAGAGAGCGCCGTTGATGTTGTATCGCTTCTCGGTCGCTGAGATGCAGGGATGCACGTTGCGCAACAACTTACGTAGCAACGCGCCATTGATGAGCGTGCTTTTGCCTGCAGGCGCGCTCAAGACCGGGAACTCTTTCGCGTCGAGAGCCCGCAAACTGAGTTTGAATTGACCTGACGCGACACGCACGCCGTTTTTCTCTGCGATCAAACGCACGTCGGGTTCTGTGATCTGACTGATGATGTTGAGCAGCGGCTTACACGGCAGCGCGACATGTCCCGCCATCTGAATCGTCGCGGCGCAGTCACGTGTCAGACTCAATTCGGTATCTGTCGCGCTCAATCGCACTTGCCCCATTTCGGCGTGGATCAGCACATGCGACAAGATCGGCAGTACCGCTTTCGTTGGCGTCAGTTTGTCGAGTCTGCGCAATGCGTCAGTGAGCACGCTTGACGAAATCGAAATGTTCATCGCGTATGCACACTCCAGATCGCGTCTGCGACTTTCTCGTGATCGAAATTACCGATCACGACGTCAGCTTCACTGCACATAACGAGCCAATCAAGCTTGCCGTGCTTGCGCGCGACGTGCTTGGGATCGAGGATGAC